ATATCCTTCCATTAGTTCCAGGCGGATTATCAGGTAATTTAATTAATGCTACAAAATCAATTACTTTATCTACAGATAAAGATTATTATGGCTCAACAGTAAGTGGCGGATTTGCTAATAAATATACATCGCAAAATAATTTTTCTTTAGAGGCTTGGGTTTATCCTAAAATTACCAGTACCTCAAGAACAATTTTAATAGCAGATAATACTGCAGGCATTGGAATTTATTATGAGGCGGGATCTCTAGTATTTAAACTAGAAGGCGAAGAGCTATATTACACATTAAATAATACTAATAAGGTAATGCATATTGTAGGCACATATTCACAAAGCAGTATGTCATTATATGTAGATGGATATAATGTTGCTACCAAATCAATTACTGGATTTAAGTTTACAAATACAGCCCTTGCCCTTTCTATTGGTCCATGTACCGCAAGTGACTATTTTATAGTGGATGCACCAGCCATATATCGTGAGGCCTTATCTTCAGAAATAATTAGATCACACTTTATTGCTGGAACATTCCACGTTAACCCTATTCAATTTATTAGAACAGATGGCGGTAAGTTATTTGGACTAAATGATGAATTCCTAAAGCCTGTCCAAAGATATGTTTTAAACAATTTAAATACATATACTAATGATGATGTTTATTTTGATAAGGCTAATCAAGCACTTACATTTTATAAAACAGATACGGTTACAGCAAAATCTGTTGAAATTAATGATATTATAAATATACCAGTTGACTTAGGGGCTACAACATCTAAAGTATATTGGAAAGCGGATAAAGGAGTAACAGTACAATCGAGTACAGATGGAATAACATACACCGAATGTGAAAATGGAAAAGCTTTGCCTAATTATAATAAATCGGCAGTAGCAACATCTAACGTTATATTTCTTAAAATTACTATGTCTACAACAGATGCTTCTAAATACCTTCCTAAGTTGTCTTCAGTTAAACTAGACTTTTATAAATCAATTGATGTATACTCAGAAAATTCAGGGTATTATGCAACATCAACATCTGATTATTCATTGGGATCATTTAATTACCCGCCACTTTTAAGACATAAAAATAATGGATTGCAGACAAAAACAGGAGCAGGTTTTAATATACCTGTAAAAGACTCTGTAAGCACCATAGAGATGTTTTTTACACCTTCTGACCTTACGGCTAACACCTTGTTTGATGTGGCCTCAGATGGCTCTTACACGGCTTCTAGATATTCTTGGACAACGGGCGGGACCATAACAAAGACCAATATATCAAAGATATACGTAAATGGAGTAGATCGGACAAGTCAGACAAATATATCAAATGTATTACTAGCAGATAACCTGCATCATATTGTATTAGTTTTAACACAACCTGCATCAGGCGTATTAAAGTTTAATTATTCAAGCGCAGGGGGACCTTCAAGCCTGTATAAAAATATTGCTATTTACAATTATGCAATGTCAGGGACATTAGCTTTAGATCATTACACTTCTTACATTTCCCGTCCAAATGCCTATGTTTCAGATACGTCCTTTACTTTGACAGATTCTGCTCCAAGAGTATACAATAGTGACTGGGTAGTGATACAAACTATTTAATTTTGTCACATTTGTTGACAAAAAGCTGGACTTGTGTAGGAAATAATGGTAAAATAAATTACTATGGACATTAATCGTATAAACACCAAAGTACTTGCGGAAGAGTCTACTCTCGGAATATATGTTTGGGAGATGCCAGACGGCAGATGGATTGGGGATGATGATGGGAACTTTCTTTCAGTCACGTCCAAAAAAGGAAATAGATCCAGAATCGATGCTTTGGCTAGAGAAGTTCGCTCATTCGGTATATATGAGGGCGGGCCTAAATTTCTTTCCGCTAGAAGGAAAATTGACGATGAAGAATTTGAACATCAGAAGCAAAGGCTCGAATGGGGATTAGTTCCAGACCCGTTAGATATTGGAAGCTATAAAGACGATATGAAAAAATTAAGGGGTATGAGATGAGCGTAGAATTTATTGATGATGAGAGTTCTGAAAACATAATTAATATTTCAAACACAGCAGACTGGTTCTCACTAAAAAAGGATCAAACAAGCAATGACCCATTTGCGGTTGGAGTAGATGAGTTAAAAAAAGTTAGAGGTCTAGGTGCCTCATTTAAACGCAAGATAAGCAGAGAGTTTTCTAAATCATTTACTGGCGTAGAAGGAACGGGAACACAGCAAAACCTATTAGCACAAGCTATTACAGGATATGCTATGTTCGACTTAGTAGAGCCAACATACAACCTTGAATATCTTTCGGTAGTATATGAAACATCAACATATAACTATGCAGCAATAAATGCAAAGGTTGCCAACATAGTTGGCCTAGGATATGATTTTGTAGAAACAAAGAAAACAAATGATGCACTTGATGCACTCACAGATGACAAGTCTCTTGAAAGAGCACGTAGAAAAATAAGCAAGTTGCGCCAAGATATTCACGCATGGCTTGATACTACAAATGAGGAAGATACTTTTACTCAAACTTTAATTAAGGTGTATACAGATTTAGAAGCAACAGGAAATGGCTATATTGAAATAGGAAGAACTACAGGCGGAAACATTGGATACATTGGGCACATCCCAGCAAAAACAATGCGTGTACGTAGACTAAGAGATGGCTTTATTCAATTGCTTTATGGTAAGGCTGTTTACTTCAGCAATTTTGGAGACAATATGACAGAGAATCCAATTGCTGGGCAAGAAGATCGCCCAAATGAAATTATTCATTTGAAGAAGTATACCCCTATGAATAATTACTATGGTATCCCAGATATTATTGCAGCACAAGTAGCACTTGCAGGTAATGAGTTATCTGGCAGATATAACCTAGACTACTTTGAAAACAAGGCGGTCCCAAGATATATTATTACAGTCAAGGGCGCAAAACTTTCTCCAGAATCAGAAAGAAAATTACTTGAATTCTTCCAAGTTGGATTAAAGGGAAAGAATCACAGATCTCTATATATTCCACTTCCAGGAGACACCCCAGACTCAAAGACAGAATTTAAGATGGAGCCAGTGGAGGCAAATCCACAGGAGTCTTCATTTAATATTTATCGTAAATCAAATAGAGATGAAATCTTATTGGCTCACCGTGTCCCAATTAATAAAATTGGAACCCCAGAAGGCGTAAATTTGGCAGTGGCAAGAGATGCGGACAAAACATTTAAAGAGCAGGTTTGTCGTCCAGCCCAAATGATTTTAGAGAAGAAAGTAAATAAAATATTTGAGGAAAAGACAGATGCCCTAGCACTTAAATTTAATGAATTAACTTTAACTGATGAAGATACTCAGTCTAAAATTGACGAAAGATATTTAAGAATGCAGGTAATTACCCCTAATGAAGTTAGAATTCGAAAAGGCATGATCCCGCTAGATGGTGGAGATGATGTTATTGAATTAAAAGGCCCAGCAAAAGCCGAGCAGACAGCGGTAGCTGGAAATACTAGACAAAGATCTCAAGATCGCCAAGCAAACACCCCAGATATTTCTGGAGAGGGTAGAAATGCTAAGGGCGACGGCAGACAGGTTGACTAACTCTACTCAACTGTTATTTGCCTTTTTATCTATAAGTCGCTAAAATTAAGCATATGAATATTGAAAAGTCTTTATGGACTAGCCATGGCAACGACATTAACTTGTCTGTACCTTTCACTAAAGTTAACCGTGAAAAGAGAACTGTTTCTGGTTTTGCAACACTTGATAATGTAGACCAAACTGGTGACGTTGTAACTTCTGAGGCAAGTATAAAAGCCTTTGAAGGTTTCCGTGGGAACATTCGTGAGATGCACGGATCTCTTGCAGTTGGAAAGATGGTTTCTTTTAAGCCAGAAACTTTTTATGATCCAGCAACTAAAGAATTTTATAATGGCGTTTATGTAACAGCATACATTTCAAAAGGCGCACAGGACAGCTGGGAGAAAGTTCTAGATGGAACTCTTTCAGGATTCTCAATCGGCGGGAAGATTAAAGAATCAGATAACGAAGTTAATAAAGCTACAGGTAAAACTGTAAGATTTATTAAAGACTATGAATTGATGGAGCTGTCAATTGTAGACTCTCCAGCAAATGAGCTATGTAACATTCTTTCTATACAGAAAGTAAATGGACAATACATCGCAAAAGGTATAGCAGTAGATGTTATAACCGAGAATATTTTTTACTGTGAAGACAGTAACTCTGTTTTTATCTCAACAGAGAAGACATATGACTCACCAGTATCTGGTAAGCCAGCACAACTAATTGGTTGGGTTGAGAGTTCAGATGTTAATAAAGCAAAAGAGATTGATAAGATTCTTGATGCGTACAAGCACTCAAGATTTACGTTGCCTGATACACAAAAAATTGCAAAACAGGCAAACGCAGAAGGAGGTAATGAAATGTCAGAAAACACAGAAAACGTAGTTGCTGAAGATGTTGCAGTAGATGCAGCAGTTGAAGTAGCCGTTGAAGAGACAGCAGTTGTTGCAGATGATGCAGCAGTTGAGGCTCCTGCAGAAGATGCAGTAGTAGAAGACGTTCCTGCCGAGACTCTGGAAAAAGCAGCCGAAGTATCAGAAGATAAGGTTGATGAACCTGATTTTGCGAAGATGTTAGGCGATCTAAAAGGCTTTTTCTCAGAAACTCTAAACAAGGCATCTGAAGCAAATGCAGCACAAGTAACAACAATCCAAGAGACTGTTGAAGCTTTTAGCAAGAGCGTAGATGCTAGAATTTCAGAGTTGGCAGAACAACACACAGTACTTTCAAGTGCTGTAAATGATATCAAGAGCACGATTGATGGTGTACAAAAGCGTGTCGACGCAGTAGAATCAGAGACTGCAATTAAGAAGTCTTCAGATCTTGGCCGATCAGAAGAAGTAACAATCAAAAAATCCAAATGGAACGGTTCTTTCCTCGGTTCCGTGAACGAAATATTTAACTAAGGTAGGTATAAATAATGAGCAATGAAACATTAGAAAAAGCAATTGCAACTGGCACAACAGCCCGTGGTACATTTGCTTCAACAACTGGTGGTTCTGGAGTACATGTCGCTAGCGAAGCTGGCAACGGTGGACTTCTTAACCCTGAACAGTCTGCCCGCTTCCTTGACTATATGTTCGACGCAACCGTAATTGGTAAAGTTGCACGTACAGTTCGTATGAAGTCAGACACAGCCGAGATTGACCGTATGTCCGTTGGTGAAAAGCTTATGAAGCTTGCAACTGAAGGAGATAACGACGGTGCTAACGCAGCCGTAACTTTCTCAAAGATTTCTCTAACAACAAAGAAACTCCGCATGGACTGGGAGCTTTCAACTGAATCTCTAGAAGATAACATCGAGGGTGCAGATCTAGAAGATCACATTGCACGTTTGATGGCAACACAGGCAGGAAATGACATCGAAGATGTTATTCTTAACGGTGATACATCTCTAACTGGAGACGCTCTTTACAAGTCATTTGATGGCGTTGTAAAGAAGGCAAAAGCATCAGGCCGTGTCGTAGACGCAGCTGGCGCTGAAGTTTCTCGTGAAGTATTCAACAAGGCACTTAAGGCTATGCCACGTAAGTACAAGCAACGTCGTGCAGACCTTCGCTTCCTTGCTGGATCAAACTTGATTCAGGACTTCCTATACAAGAACAGTATCGGAACAAACCAGACAATTCCACAGGACATCGCTTCAAGCATTATCCGTGGAGGAACTGCACCACTAGGTGGACCTGCAGGATATGTGGCACCATTCGCATTTGGTATTCCAATTGTTGAAGTTCCACTTCTTTCAGAAACACAAACTGGTACACACTCAGGAGCTTCAGGTTCACACGGAGATATCCACTTGTCATTCCCAAATAACGTTGTTATTGGAATCAAGCGTGATGTAACTGTTTACCGTTTCTTCTGGCCACGTAAGGACTCAATCGAGTACACAATGTATACTCGTGTTGGCGTCCAGATCGAACAAGCAGATGCTTGGGTTGTCGTAAAGAACGTTAAGGTTGCTTCTTAATTAATTAAGAATTAGCCCCAGAGAGGCCCCCAATTAATTTTGGGGGCTTTTCATTTTAATTTAACAATGCTATAATTGAAGAACCTAACAAAGGAGAATATATGTCATTTGAGACATTGAAAGTAGCAGAACTCAGAAAAGTTGCAGAGGACTTTGCAGTTGACACTGATGGACTAAAGAATAAGGCCGATATTGTTGCCGCTCTTACCGAAGAGGGAGTAACTTGGTCTGTTTACCAAAAGACTATTAAGGATATTGAAAAGGCGGCAGACGAATTCAGCGAAGACGCAGAAGAGATTCTTCCAAGATTTAATCCTGATGCTCAGCCAGAAAATACATTGCTAGTCAGAATGACTAGAGAGAATTACAGATATGATATTCTTAACTATACATTTACAAAAGAGCATCCTTTTGTCGCAATGACATCAGAAGACGCTCAAGAAATTTTTGACAAGGAGGAGGGTTTCCGCTTAGCAACTCCAAAGGAAGTTCAGGAGTACTACGCTTAACCTTTATTAAATGGAAATTCTAGTAGGTTCAAATTCACCAGTAACACATAAAGTGTTTTGGCAGGGACAGCTAACTGATTCAGATAGCCTTCCAGTTGTAAAATTATATGACATTACAGAAGATCCAGCAATATCTCCAGCAATTAATCCTGCTACAATACTTGCAACGTTAACGCCTGTCAAATCAGAAGCAGATGCTGGAACATATATTGTATATATTCCTTTAACATATACAGATAGACAAAGACAATTAAAATTAAGCTGGACATATACAGTAGGCGGAGTATCTACACAAAAAGATAATAAAATATTTGTGCAGACACCATATACGGATATGACACAGGTAATTGATTCTTTAGGGTTGGGGTCTGATTATTCAGATCCTAATTCTAAATCATATGCTGAATTATGTAATGCTGAGAAGTATGCAAGAAAACTTATTGAAGCATATACGAAGCAGCAATTCTTTTTATATGACGATATTCAAATTGCTTATGGTTCAGGCTCTGATGTTTTGCCCCTCCCATATAAAATAACAACTTTATATAAGTTATATCAAAACGATATACTCCTTTTAGATACAATTAATTCAATAAACAACTGGAACTATAATACAATTATTTCGGAAAGCGGATTTGGGATAAGAGTTAATAGAGCTAACATGTTAGATAATACTGTTTATACGGCAAATGGCATGGTTCCCCCAACAATTAATGATACATGGAATGGATCTTTTAATACAAGATCAACATACCGCGTTCAAGGCAAATTTGGATGGAAAGACATTCCAGATGAAATTGATCTTGCATGCATTGAATTAATGAAAGATTATTTTTCAAAAGATAAAATTTGGCGCAATAAATATATTAAAAATATTAAAACATTTGACTGGGAGTTCGAGTATAATTCTGGTACATATTCAGGAACTGGTAATCTATACGCAGATCAACTACTTCTTCCATATGTTATCAATCAAATGGTTGTTATCTAATGTATGATCTTGCCGACTCTATCATGCCTTTGTTTGCTGATATATATAAACAATTTGATATACAAGATCCAGATACGGGTTCAATAAAAAAACAATGGCAGTTTGATAGAACAGTGCCTTGCAGCGCAAAAGGTATTATAACTAACTCTGCTTCTTCAAGGTCTGGCGATAAGCAAATTATTTCTAATAAATATACTAACTATCAAAGCCTAGAAATTAGAACATCAGAAAAATTAACATTACGAGAAAAGATTACAAATATCAGAGATGCCGAAGGAACTGTTATTTGGGAAGAATTAAATTTTCCTACTAACACGCCTACGGTTTATGAGCTAATGGGAACCACTCCAATCACAGACCCATTTGGTGGCGTAATTGCATATAACTCTTCTGTGAAGAGATCGGAAAATCAAACAATTGGACAATAGCTCATTATTAGTTACAGCAGCCAGCGGTCTACAAAAGAACATGGCTGGAACTAAGGGTACCATTTTAAAAGACAGCACAGTTGCTCAAATATCAGCAGCGATATATTATCATGCTCAAGTAGTATCTAAACTAACTACAAATAAAGCATTTGAAAAAAAATTTCAATCAGTAATATTTAAACAAATTGAGCAGGACTTTGGGCTATATGTAGACTCTCAAGCAAGAATGAATCCTAAATCTTTACACCACATGTATGAGTGGAAAAAAACAGGAAATAAGGGATCTAGATTATTTGATTTAAATATATTATCTACAGATGGACTTTCATTTAAAATTACATCTAAATTTAAACCATCTAAATCAGCTGTTCCAAATAATTTTGGTAAGAGAAGACATGTATTTATTAATAAAGCATCTGTGATAGAAGCTGGAATGCCTCTAGTAATCCGTCCTAAGTCCGCAGAGCGTTTAGTATTTGAAACTAGTACTGGAGTAGTGTATATGCCTAAAGGAGCCTCTGTGACCGTTACAAGGCCTGGCGGAGGTAAAGCAACAGGAAGATTCCAAATAGCCTATGCACAATTCTTTACAGGCAATCTAGTAAATGGAGCAATTAAAAGATCTGGCTTCCAACAAATATTTAATTCATCACTAACTAAAGCAATGAGAGTTCCTTCGGAAGTAAGAAAAGTTAAATATTCTTTTTCTGCTAATACACTAAACATGCAAGCTGAGTCAGCAATTGCCTCAGCATTTGGGGGGATATAATGACTGTAGATTATAAAGCAGACATAATGCTTGATTTAAGAAAGTATCTTTGGGATCAATTAAAGTCTAATAATATATTTACTGACACCGATTATTATTCAGATAATATTGGACAAGAAATTGTTCCAATTATTCCCGTCCAGCAATCTCCAGAAATGAATCAATTTTTGAGCGGGAAGAAGCACATAGTCTATGACAAGATAGGCCTATCATATGAAGACAACTGGGCCATATGCTGTGAGCAGATTCTGTTTACTATATATTCAACAGATGTTTCAGAGATCAATGAGATTAGAAACTTAATGACAGACCTATTCAGGAGAATGGATGATTCGGCAAGGGATGCAAATGCTTACTCTGGCATATCTCGGAAGTTTAAATTCTTTAGTATATTTGTTGCCGATATATCTCCAACAGCCCCATCTGAAGAATTGGCAGGATTTTTATCAGCAGATGTAATACTTGAGGTCAAATACGCAAGACACCTAGACACGACTGGCAGATTCGCTTAATTTGCCTTTGGGCGCATTATACTCTATTATTATACATAGAGGGAAGGGCCTAGCCAGCCAAGATTTAATGATTTACAACAATATATATATATTTTTATAAATAGGAGGAAAATAACTATGGCACAATCCGTAGGTAATGCTAAAAATATTCTAGTTGGCGCATCTCCATTGTTCTTGTCGAACGTTGACATTAACGATTCAGATTATATCGCTAACGCAGAAGCAGGCGTTGCAATTGCATCAGGTGCAAATACAGTAGGAGTTCCAGCATTTGCAACTGGAGTTTCATACGTAAACACACTTAATGCTGTAAACCAAACAGCAGGACTATTTGGATACCGTAACGTTGGTTTCACCAACAATGGTCTTCAAATCACATACAACCCAACATACGATTCAGTAACAGTAGATCAGCTGCTTGATACAGCTAAGCTGTTCAAGTCTGCAATGGAAGTTATGATTGCAACAGAAATGTCAGAAGGTACTTTGGAAAACATTGTAACAGTATTCGGACAATCATCAGCATCATTGACATCAACAGGAACTGGATCTTCAAAGGTTTCAACACTCAACGTTGAAGCAGGTTCTCTAGGAGCCGCTCCAACAGAGCGTCAATTAATTGCAGTTGGACAAGCTCCAACAGCAGGATCAACATCGTCAGAGCGTGTATATTATGCACGTCGTGTTTTGTCTGTACAACAGTCACAGCACTCTCTTGCACGTACTACTCCAACCACATTCCCAGTGACTTTCCGTCTTCTACCAGATGCTAACTACTCTGGCTCAGAATACGGCAAGATTATTGACCGTGTATTAGTAGCATAATAAATTTAATTTATTAATGAAAACCCCCAGGAAACTGGGGGTTTCTCATTTGTGTAGATAATACCTATATGTTATAATAATTAAGACTAGATCCTAGGAGGATTAAATTGGCAACAACAGTATATAGCGTAGAAGAAGTAACGCTTCAAAATGGTTCAACAGTTAAGTTGAAGCCACTAAGCATTAAAGAGCTAAGAAAATTCATGCTCGTTTTGCAAGGAGCAAGTGAGTCTACAACAGAAGCACAAACACTCAATGTATTAATTGATGCAGTTGCAGTGGCACTTGAAAAACAACTACCAGAATTGGTAGCCGATAGAGATGCATTAGAAGATGCACTAGATGTTCCTACAATCAATCGTATCCTTGAGGTATGTGGTGGGATTAAGATGGACGACCCAAACCTTCTAGCGGCAGCGGTTCTGGCTGGTCAGAACTAGATTTAGCCGCTTTAGAGGGTGAAGTTTTTCTTCTGGGCCACTGGAAGAATTACGAAGAACTAGAAGAAAGTCTTTCAATGCCAGAACTTATTCAAACATTGAAATCTTTTAAGAAGCAAAAGTCGGAAGACAGAAAGTTTACGGCAAGTCTTAAAGGAATTGATCTAGATGTAGATGAGGAAGACTCAGGAACTCAAGGAAAAACTTTTGATGATATACAGAGACAAGCTCAAGGTATAAAAGCATCAGGTGATGATATAGTTTCTTTACAAGGAAGCTTTGCAGCACAAGCAGGGTTTGGAATTGGTGCAGGTCTAGGCTACACAGAGGAGTAACATAAAGATAAATGGCTGATGAAAATATTGTAACTAATATAGTTGCTAATGCTAATTTTTCAGGTCTTATTGCAGATGTCAATAAGGTTGCAGCCTCTCTATCTAAACTTCAAGCACAAATAATTCAGTCGGATGCAAGACTTGCAAGTCAGGTAGCAACCATGAACAGGTCCTTCGGTGAAAACCTAAGAAGAACTGGTCAGTTTGCATCACATTTTGTTACATTAACATCGGATGTTGAAAAGTTTGGTACCAACCTAGACAAGGGCCAAATGAAGCTGAAGCAATATTTTCAGACATTTCAACAACATACAAAAACACAAGGCGGATTAATTAGAGATCTTGCTAAACAACAAGTAGCTCTACAAAATGCAATTATTCAACCAATGGGCAAAAATGCTCAAGGGCTTATGCAATATAGCGTACATATTCCGCAAGGGCTAGATGCCGTAAAAAATAAAACTGCTTTAGCTAAGCAAGAGCTTCAAATCATGAATAAAGTTATTCAAGATGGCGGAGTTCAAATGATTAACTGGGGTAAAAATACTCAGTGGGCAGGACGTCAGTTAACAGTAGGATTAACGGTTCCTCTTGCGGCATTTGGTAAAGCAGCAGCAGATGCATTTAGAGCAGCTGACGCAGAGTTAGTCAGACTTACAAAAGTATATGGTGGAGTTGCAGCAACATCCGCAGCAGATTTGTCTAAAATAAGAAATGAAGTTGCAGCAACTGCAAAAGATATTTCAAAATCTTATGGTGTTTCATTTAAAGACACCATTAGTCTTGCAGCAGATATTGCCGCAACAGGAAAACAAGGTAATGAACTGCTAGCTTCCGTTAAAGAAACAAGCAGACTTGCAGTACTTGGAGAAGTAGACAGACAAGACGCAATGAAGGCCACCCTGGCAATTCAAAATACATTTAAACAAAATACTGATCAGCTTTCAGAGTCTATTAACTTTCTCAACGCAGTTGAAAACCAGACATCAACAAGTCTTGCAGATTTAATTGAAGCTATTCCAAAAGCTGGACCAGTTATTCAAGGAATGGGCGGAAGCGTAAAAGATTTAGCACTTTATCTTACAGCAATGAAAGAAGGTGGAGTAAATGCTGCAGAAGGAGCAAATGCTCTTAAATCAGCACTTGCTTCATTAATTAACCCAACTAAAGTAGCATCTGAAAAATTTGCATCTATGGGAATTGATCTTGGTGGAATAGTAACAAAAAATGCAGGAAATCTTACAGGAACAATTTTAGAGTTGCAAAAAGCTTTAGATAATTTAGATCCATTGCAAAAACAACAAGCTATTGAGCAGCTATTTGGTAAATTTCAATTTGCTCGTATGAATGCTTTATTTGCAAATTTAGGCAAACAGGGAAGCCAAACTTTACAGGTATTAGATTTAATGAAAGCAAGTTCTCAAGAACTAGCTGGAGTTGCAGGGCGAGAATTAGGTATGGTAACAGAATCAGCATCTGGAAAATATAGAAGAGCTCTTGAAGGCCTTAAAGCAGACCTTGCTGGTATGGGAGAAGAATTTTTAAAGATTCAAACATTCTTTATTAATGTAACAGATAGTATTGTAAAATTTGTAGGGCATTTACCAGGTCCTATTAAAACCATTCTAACATTTGTTACAGGTCTAACAGCAATCATTGGGCCAGTTATTATGTTAACTGGTGTGCTTGCAAACTTTTTTGGATATATTATTAAGGGCGCTTCACACTTTAAATCATTATTTAAAGGTGGAGAAGGCTGGAAGATGCTTACGCCAGAAATTCTTGCAGCACAAAAAGCAGGGTCTCTTGTTGAAGCAACATTTTATAGTGATGCTAAAGCAGCCACAGTATTAAAAACAGCAATTTCAGGTCTTGTAACAGAGTTTGAATTATTGCAGTCTAAAGCAATGACTGGTGGGGTGTCAGCAGGTCCAATGCTTTCAACAGTAGCAGGTAATGTTGTATTACCTGGCGGTGCTGGAAGAGTTGTTGATCCAAATCATCCGTTAATAAGTCCAGAAGATACTAGGTCAATGTCACATCTTAATCCAGTTGCTGGAATGAGTACTGATGCTAAAGCAGCACAAACAATTTTTGGAGTTGTTCCAGGGGCACCAAAAGTTAATCAGAAGATTGGAAATAATCCTCAGATGTATATGTCTGGAGACCTTCCAAAGATCCCAGGACTGACATCAATTGGCGGAGCATCAACAGGTATTGTAGCTGAAGAAGCAGCAAAATGGCATGCAATGACAGGTGCACTTGCAATGCAGTCACAAGCAGAAATTGAATTATTAAAGAAAGAAGTTAATGCAACTGGACTTATTACAACAGAGCTATCTGATTCATATCAAGCACTTCTTCCAACAATGGTTAAGCTTACTACTAATGCCGCTACAGAATCAGCAGCAATTGTTGCAGAATTACAAGCTGGCAAAATAACAGTAGATGTAGCTAGATCTAAAATTATTGCATTAAATGCACAAGTAGAATCTATGATGGCACAAGCATCTATAGAGATTGCTGGACAACAAGGAAGATCAATTGGCCTAACAACAGTGCCATTATTAAATCAACCAGTTGTAAATAAAGATGGCAAAACAAATATGAAAGAATTATTAAGGCCAGGAAGAACAAGAGGACTTCTTAATAAAATTGCAAGTGGATTAGGCGTAAGAACATTTGGCGCTGGATATAGCACAGAGACAACAATTCCAAAAAGATTTGCAACAGGTGGAGTAGTATATAGACAACAAGGAAGTGACGGCCCAGAGTTTACGCCAATGGGTACAGATACAGTTCCCGCAATGCTTACAGAAGGAGAGTTTGTTGTTAATGCAGATGCTGCAAAACAAAACATGCCACTTCTTAAAGCAATAAATGGCGGTGCAACTTTGATGGGAGCAAATGAAGATGTAACTGTTCCTAGAATGACTGGTATTACGCAACAAGAAATGCAAACAACTTTCCCAGATAGATTTAGAGGAAGGGGGAATATTGGTTCTTACAGATTAAGAGGAACTGCGGGAGTATATTTAAATGAAGTTACAGATCCTGCAATTTTAGAAAAATATCCAAATTTAGTTGAGAATGGAAGAATTTCTAGAGAAAGAATAAATGCTATGTTAGCTAACAGACCTGGTGTTCCAACACCAGTCTATGAGGCTGCAATGAAAGCATCAGGACACCCTCACGTAGGGTCAACAGATCAATTTTTAAACTCATTAGCAAAAGCTGGAATTATTAATGGAAAAGATGCTGAAGGATTACAAAAAGAAATAGATTCTGTTTACAGAAGAGCAATTAGAAATCTTGCAACAGTAACAGATGCAAGAAACCCATATCATCAGGCATCTGATATGATTATACAAAAACACTTATATAATAATTCAGACGCTTTAGGATTTTGGAATAAATTTTCATCAGAACCAGCTTATATAGTTTCAGAAAATTTAAGAAGTAATGGCGAACCAATGCGTAGTCCAAGCATGGAGCTTAGATCAATTACACACAACGGAAAAACTATACAACTTGATCCATTAAAAGCAACAAGAGCACAAGGATTTTTTGCACATGCAACAACACCAAAACCTCTTTTGCAAAGATTAATGTCTGCAGGAATTACTGCTACAGAATCAAGATTTGTTCACAAGGGTTGGGCTGCTCAAAGAAGAAGGTTTGCAAATGGCGGACCAGTTTATATGTCATCAGGCGGAATGGTTCCAGGATATTCAAACGGCGGAATGGCTACAGCACCTCAATATTTAGCAAATGGAGGAGTCGCAGCATTAAGATCACGCATACGTGGCACGGGAACTGTACCTGGTATGAGTGGAGGTTTAGATAGCGGAGCAGCTTCAATGGCTGGATTTGGATTAATGATGGGCGGTCAAATGATGCCTAACCAAACTATTGGAATGGGAATGCAATTTGCTGGCATGGCAATGCAAATGGCCCCACTCTTAAAAATGTTAAAGCCCCTTGTATCTGGATTTGGCTCAGTTGGAAGTTCTGTAGCTAAATTAGGAACAATTGCAAAGACAGTATTTACTGCAATGAGAATTGGGCTAGCAGCCTTATTAACTCCCGCAGGAGCAGTTATTGCAATCGTTACAGCTTTAGGTTTAGCTATATATAAAAATAATGAAAGACTTAAAGAAAATGCAAAAGAACAAACTATGCTTCATGCAGTTACTGAAAAGGGTGCAAAGCAAGCTGGCATAGCATATAACAATATTTCTGATTCAATTAAGAATGTAAAGAATCAATTAGAACTAGCAAAAGCAGCATCAGAAAATGCATTTAATGCACAAAATTCAAGTGGTGTTGCAGGCTTAACATTAACAATAGCAGAACTGCAAAATAAAATTAAAGCAGCAAAAACTGAAATGTCAGAGTTTGTAGACGTATTAAATAAGATGGATCAAGGCACTGCAAAAAATAATAAGATGACTCTTGACCTTGCCGCCAACTGGAAAGCAACATGGGTTGCTGGAGGTAAATCAGCACAAGATGCAACTAATGAAATTTATGCAATTGTAAAAGCATCAGATCAGGCTAATCATGCATTTGAAGCAATTACAAGCGGCGGATTTAAATCAATAACAGATAGAGCTTCAGCTTTGAGTTATATGTTTAAAGACCTAAATACAAATATGACAAAGATGTCTGGAGAAGATTTAGGCAATGCTTTAAGTAATTTAGTAGTTGGACTTGATAATGCAGTTGATGCTTTATCGGCAACAAAAGATGCGGCTGGAAATCAACTAGGCCATGCAAAAGCAATGGAAGAAACTTTAAAAAATATTAATTCTATTGAAGGTGCCAGCACTAAGTTAAAACAAGAACAGATAGATAGCTTAAAAGAAACATATCCAGCTTTAGCAAAAATATTAAATACAAGCGATGATATTAAAACAGTATATTCTAAGTGGAGACTTTTAGTTGCAGGTATAGACGTAGACCTTAAAAAATTAACAGGATCACAAGCTGCAGCTCTTGCTCAATTTATACAACTTGAAGACGCCATGGTATCTGCTGCAGAAACATCTACTAGTACGCAATCTGGTTATATTGAAACTGTTAGCAAAAGCGGAGCTGTTGTAAAATCATTAAATGATCAAATAGCTAAAGGTGGCGTAACTGGACAAAAAATTGCACAAAGAACAAAAGATCAGATAGATGCAGAAATTAAAGCAATTGATAAAAGAATTAAAAAGATTCAAGAAGAAGCTGATGCAAGAATTAAAGCAATTCAAAAAACTCAAGATGCTGAATCTTATGCTGTTGAATTAAAACAAGCACAGCTTGACCTACAATCAGCAATTGCATCTGGGGATAAAGAAGCTCAGGTTAGGGCAGGGTTGGCATTAACTGCACTTCAAAAAAGACATGAGTCTGAAATGTCAATTGCTTCTATTCAAGATGATGCTGCAGCTAAAACAAAAGTGTTAGATGAAGAAAAAACAAAAAAACAAGAAGAGATTGATGCTTTAAATAAAAAAGTTGCCGCCGCACAATCACGGGCTTCTAATATAACTGTTGCAAGAGATCAGGTAGTTGGATTCCAGCAACAGTATGAAGGTCTTTTAAAAAGACAAGGTGTGAATGATAAAAGAGGTAAAGACGATCCATTAAAGTATAGTGAAGGTTTAACTATATCTAAAGATCTTTCAACTCTTGCAAATGCAATATCAAAAGGTGCAAAAGGCTCTGATAAAGATTTAGCTAAAGCGCTAAAAGATGCTTTTGGTGGAACACTAATAGATTCAAAAACTTCAGATAGCTTGGGTGGAAAAGTAACTCAATCCTATAATGGCATTAGCATGTCATCTTCATATCAAACTGGTCTTGCAGATGTTCAATTAAAATCAGATTCCAAAGCAATGGTTGCTCTTATTACAATTAGCAACTCACACTTAGCAAATATAGAAACATTGTTAGGCGGAAAAGATGGGTCTGGTTCATTTAAAAGCCCTAAAACTATTTCAGAGGTTCCAGTATACGATACTATGTCAATGAAATCTGTAGATAAAAATGGTGAGTTATCCGATCAAGCTAGAGAAGATTTAATAAGAAGAAACAAATATAAGAAAGATACTTATTTTGAATATGGAGGTAAAAAGTATAGGGTTAATAATGGCTATGACTCTAAGCTACATACACCAGGAGCTGTTGTAGTTTCAAAAGCACTGGGCGGACCATTTGCTGCTGGACAACTTATAGAGGTAAATGATAGAATTAGCTCATTAGGTGGACAACAAGAGGGCATGCTTATTAGACCTGATTTTTCAGGAGTCATTTATCCAAATGCTGCAACTATGCCAAGATATGATATTCCTTCAGGGGGATACAGAGGATCTAGCAATATGTCTTCAGCAACATCTGGAGGTTCCGCTCCAGTAATTAATAACTATATTACAGCAGGGCCAAATATGGATATTAAGCAGTTAGCAAGAGAAGTTGGTATGGTTACAGCAAAGGCTGTATCTAGAGGCGGTAACAATAGAGGTTATAGCAATGGAACTCAACAGGTGGTAAATATATGACAACAGTATTCTTGCCAGTAGGATCCCTATTATATGTAGATACATCTGCTACAGATACCCCAACATGGCAAAAATTGACTGAGCACAATAGACAGCCAGCATCTATTCAAATTAATAGAATTGAAAAAACACAAAGAACAACTAACGGAACACTTAGAAAGTTTTTTATTGCAGATAAAAAGAGTATTTCTGTTGCCTGGAATATGATTCCAACATATTCAACAATGACCGTAGATGGCGGATATGGTGCAAATGATATTCAAACATTTTATAATAGTGCCAAAGGACAAGGATCTTTTAAACTTAAAATATCTTATTCTCCTACAAGAGAAGAGATTATTGAAGTAATTTTTGGCTCATGTAGCTTTGATGTAATTAAAAGAAATGTTAAGGCTTCTTCTGCAGATACCGCCCAAGAATTCTGGGATGTAAATATTGCGTTAGAGCAGGTATAATGTCAGTCACGGTAGATCAAAAAGTCAAAGACATTTTTGAAAAAAATACAAGCATCTCCATGAATGTTGGAGCAACCCTTGATATTAATTTAAATACATTAATAGACTGGGATAAAGTAACCACACCAGTAACAGGTAATGCTGATACTGTAATTAATAATACTACTCCATTTAAAAAATTATTTCCAATTGATACTGTTATCAGGCCTAATAGACCTTTATTGGCAGGAGTCAGATATGCCATTAGCGGAGATATTGCAGGCGGCAGTTTTAAGAATCCAACTACTACTCCTTATCAACTAAACTATAGAACATATTATGCATCTAAAGACTCATACTATAAGTACTGGGTATCCCCTAAAGATACTAATGCCTACCTTACCGTTTCATATCCTAAAACAATTCCAGTAAATAAAATAGTTGTTAAATTTGAAACATCTCATGCTACCCCTTCATCATGGACAATATCTGCAAATTCAGGTACAGTATTAAAGACTGGCACAGCCGTACGGCCATTTACAACAACAGTTGGATCAACTACTACTAAAAATTATGATGCAGGCACAGTAACAATTTATTATACTGGCACAACCTGGAGCTTATTAGAGTCTGAATTAAATTATAATGCTTTTGTAAATGTGACATCTCTTAATCTTACAGCGGTAAACCCTGGAGGCTGGATAGGGGTAATAGAAGTAGCACCGCATATGATTAAAGATTTATCAAATGATATTGTTTCTTTTGATATTGTTAAAGAGCAAAACTCAAGCACAGAAGAGCTTTTACCAGTAGGGTATTGCACAGCCAATTCTTTAGATCTTAATATAGTTAAATATAATCAAACATCTCTTCAATTTAAAACATTTAATAAATATAATATTTCCGAAACAATTGATACCTCAAAAGTTTACCTAGTTAAAAATGCTGAGGTTACTCCATACGTAAAGGTTTATCATGTTGATGGTACATCTTCAGATACACGGGGCACATATTTTAAAGTTCCTCAAGGAGTATTTTATGTAGATAAATGGAGTCTTTCAGAAGTAGGAGATGTCAATATATTTGCTCTTGATTCTGCAAAAATACTACAAGAGTCCGTTTGCCCAGACATGGTATGTGAGAATTACTCAGCAATTGCAATTATTAGAAGAATGTTAGATACTGTAGGTTTTACAAATTATAATTTTAATTATACTTCAACAGACTCATCAATTATTGTTCCAACTTATTGGTGGAGCTCATCTTCAAATAGCGGAGGTAATGGATCAGTAACGGTATGGGATAATATCCAAGATCTATGTAGAGATTCTCAAATTACGGCTCTAGTAGATGAATATAATGTTCTTCAATTTTATACAAGAGACTACTTATTTGATTCAACTAAGGCGGCAGCTTGGACATTTAGAAGCGAACCATCAGGGGCATTATTGTCTAATATAATTGAGTTATCTAAAAAAGAAATGCCGTCTATTAATCAAATTAACATTAGATATAAAACTGTCTCTATGGCCTCATATGATAAAAGCTCTCATGAAATCCTTGAATATACTGATGATCAGGTTATGGCCGCCGCAATTTTATCAAATATTTTAATATCAGCAGATCCAGAATTAACTTCCAATGTTGCACATGTTAATCATTATATGGGATTACAAATTATTGAAGTTGGAGATTCTGCACTTGATCCAAATACTAATACTTTTGTTCCATTTAATGGCTTTGTATTAATTGATTCAGAAATAATTGAATATGATGCAATTGAATATCTTTATCAAGATTCTATAACTCATACTATAAAATATGTAGACGTATCTTCTAAGTCAGATCTTTCTAGATATTTAGGACTTGCAGAAGTTATAACTACTCCAAATGTTACAACATATAAAACAACCATGGCTCCTACTAATCGGTATAGAATTAAAACAAGAGGCGCATTTGGTACAAAGAAAGAGAATCATTATGCTGATCCTAAAACAGAAGCAGCAGGATGGATTCCACTTAAAGAGGTGATTTGGAAATAATGTATCCATCAGACTACGGATCAGGAGTTATATCCCTTGCGGCATCTTCATTGCTTTTGCCAAATGCTTCATTTAATGTAGACTCAACTAATTATACAAGCACAACTACAACTGTAGGTGGGACTTTAACTTTTACCCCTCCGTCTTTAGTTTTAAGTATTAGGGGTCAAATATATTCAGATTATGCTTACACAACATTAAAAGATAATATTATTATTAATTCAATAACCAATGGAGTAGGTCAATTTACAATTAGTGGTTTAATTCCAGGCGCTACTTACTATGTAAGATCTATTGGCTATGCAGCATCACTAGGAACTGGTCAATCGGGAGCATATAATTATTTTAGTTTTACAGTTCCACAATATTCTCCAGATCTTTTTAATAGAACAGATACTCCTGAAGATACATACGATGGAGAAGAAGTTCCTGCAGTAGCAATTCTTCCAGGAGAAAAAAACAAAATATCAATTAGTAAGTCTTTGTTTACCATTCATGCAGAAAATACAAATGTCAATAGTTTTTGTGCAGCAGTAAAAGATACAGGTATTGAAACTTCATCAAGCTACTATGCATTTGGCACTACTCTATATTTTAGCCCAACGCCAGATACCTCTATGCAGTCGGGGGCATTTGGATTCTTTACATCAAATACAGCTCAAACTGGATATTTTATTAAAATTAAAACTACAGCAAATGCAAAGTCTAACGGAGATGAATTTTCTATAGGAAAAGTCTATAAAAATTCTCAAAAAATTATTACTGATAGTCAGTCTGTAACAAATGCAAAAAATAATATAGGTTTAATTTCTGCATCAGTTCCATATAAAATAGATGTTAGAGTCAAGTTAACTAGCACTAAAGTTTACATATCTGCATATATTAATGGATTTAAAATAACTGCAACCGACACATACGTATCTGCTGCAAATCCTCTTATCTCAAAAACTTCTTTTATATCCTTAATGGTAAATATGGGAAGCATAAATTTTGATTATGTATATGCCCTCCCAATTAGTGAAGAACAGTATGTATCAAAAGAATTAGAAAATGTATATTCTAATCAATTTTCAAAATCAGCATTTTCTTTGGCTTATGGAAGTATGTTGGCTTCTGGATTAACAGCCATAGATTCACATACAACAAAAAAATATGTAGAAGAGTTTGGGTCGGTAGCCAGAGAACTTAGAATATTTTCATCCAAGTATCAAGACCTAGAGCCTAAATTTCCTAAGTACATGTATAATAATTTAAATACATCCATTAGCGTATTGGGATCAGATTTAACATCATTTTCTGCCACAGCTTATTTATTAAATTCAGCTGGGGTTACAACAAACGTTGCTTCTTCAGATGGATCTAAATTAAGCGTATTTGGTAATTCTCTTATGAAGAGCGAAGACCTACTTTATTTTGATGAAGAAACAAATAAGTATGAAGTTAAAGAACAGATGACCATGGACTCAACTTGGATTCAAAATCCAGGAGATGCCAAAAAACTCAGCGACTGGATTAAAACTCAATGGAGCAAAAGACAAAGAATTGTAGATATGACAGTATTGGCCAACCCAACAATTTCAGTTGGGGATATTATTACAATAGATTATGCATATCAAGAATTAACTATTACTGATAAATTTGTTATAACTAATGTAAGACAATCATGGTCGGATGGATTGGGGACTACCATAACAGCTAGATCGATCTATAGCTGACAAATGGTATAATAATAAAATGACAACTAAAAGACCAAATCCTGTATTTGTTAAGCAAGGCGCAGATGTTCTTGCCGACCTTGACGAAAGAGATGTTGTAATTGTTGGGGCGGATACAAAAAAGACATTCCTTACTAACCTAGGCGGGTATTCTAATTACACTAGTGGTAATACAAGTGGGGTAGTAGAAACTGGAAGCGGGCAATCAAATCCTGAATTAGCAAAAATATCTTTATTGACACCACAAATTGGAGATATAAGTATTGTATCAAGGACAATTAATTATTCAACTACACCCCCAACAGTAGATGTTATTGTAAAAGTTAAAAATTCAACCAATGCGGTGGTAAAAGGAATTAATGCGAGGATAACAAATTGATTACTAAATTTGGAAAAAGATTTATATCTTCACTACTGGCTGGAATGTCAGTGTCTCAAACAAAAGATTTAGCTTTTGGAATTGACTCAGCTGCAGTCCAATCAAATGGAAATGATACAAGATTAGGATTTGAATTTTATAGAATACCAGCAGCATTCGGCAGCATAGATATTCAAACAGACGTATCAGGAAACAGTACCTATACAGTTGTTTATCAAGCTACTATTCCACAAGATGTATCTGGAATAATTAAAGAAATTGGTTTATACCCAGGAGTTAAATCATCAATAAATAATTATGATAGCAAGTTTATTGCAGATTTTGAAAATAATTTAATGTGGTTTAAATCCGACGGGTCAAATCCAGAATTAGTATCAACAACAGCTTCTAGTGTTAAACCAAGAGTCGGTTCATATTTTTCTAAAATTGCAGTAAGCGCTAGTCAATCAATGGAGTTTACTTGTGCGTATTCAGGTTTAGATTTATCTGGATATACAGCAAGCGATTCTTTATCTATTGCATATAATCAAGAAAATACAAATTTAGAATCAATAACATTTAAATTTTATAGCTCAGATTCTTCATATTATTCTGCAACCTTTACAGGAGCAGCATCAGTTACAGAAACAAATAAAATTGCAAAAGTTTTATTCTCAACATTAACTGCAAATAATGCATATGCAGATCTTTCTTCAATTATTAAAATTGGAGTTGTTGTAACTGCAAAATCAAGCGGTCAGGCAGTAGTATATCTTGATGCATTAAGAATTGATGATGAAGATACATTTGATGCCAATTTTGGTTTAATTAGTAGATCTGTATTATCTTCCCCATTAGAAAAGATTGCTGGCAAGCCAGTAGACATAGAGTATAGAATTAATTTAGGGTTCTAGCATGGCAGATAAAGTAGATTTAAGTTTAACTGGTCAAGCAGATCCTTCAGATAAAAATTATTATACAGTTTTAATTAAAGGTCTTACTTTAGGTTCTCAGTATGTTGGAAAATTTCAATGGTCTTTTGAAAATCAATCTTTAAATGATACTGTAAAAAATATATGGTCTAATGGATTTGCAATAGATACTAATGTTTTAACAGCAATAGCCAAGCCAAAACTTATTTCTACAAATGTTAAAAGATATCAAGGTCGTATTGAGATAACTTGGTCTGGAACAGATTATACTGATGTAGCCTATGATGCAAAAGCATTTAAAAGAATCAATGTATATGTAAAAGATAATTCAGTAGCATCTCCAAGTTTTATTGGCATGGGATTTATTGATCAAGTTGGCGGAATGTTTAGCTTTCCTGCAAGTCCAAGTTCTTATACAATTAGAATAACTGCCGTTAGCGCAACAGGATTAGAGTCTACATGGAGTGATGAGTTTACTGTAAACGCAGTAACTGACGCACCCTCTATTCCGTCAGGCCTTACACCCCTATGGTCAGGCACAGATTTTACAGTATCATTTACACACGACACAACATCATCTACAAATCAATATCTTAAAGAATATCTTGTAAAATTAATTCCTCCATCTCCAACAGGATTTAAAGAATTTACTCTTACCCCAACTACAGGGTCTAGCCAAAAGTTTTCATTAAGCTTAGAAGTAAATCAAGCAGCTTTTGGAGATGCTCAAACACAGTTTTCTGGAAGCATAACCTCAGTAGATATATATGGAAATAAATCTACTCCAGTTTCATTTACAAATACTACATATGTAAGTCCACTTTCAACTCCAACAATTACTGCTTTAGCAATTGCTAATGGATATACAGTATCTTATCCAATACAAACATCAAATGTTTTTAATTTAATATCTATTGAAGAAGTTGAGTCATCGGCAGGAACAGCCCCAGCTACTGGGTATTCAGTTGTAAAAACTGATAGATCTAATCCCTCAATTGTTTCAGCACCCAATAATAATAAAAGATGGGTAAGAGCAAGATTAAATGATAGAGCTAATGCTTTTACTGCATATTCTAATATAGTTGCAGTAACTCCAGTTAGTCCAGTTGTTGTAGATGTAGATGGTCCACCAAATGTAACTTCAGTATCAGCTACTGGCGGAATAGATTCAACTGGGTATTTAGGATTTAACGCTTACGCTGATATTTCATGGCCCGCAGTTACTACGGGCGGAATTCGTGGATATAGAATAAGATTTAGCAATGATGCAGGAACAACTTATTCCTATGTAGATTCCCCAGGTTCTGGAACAACTTATAGACTGGGAGGTCTAGCAGTAGGGGCAACATATAAAATTGCAGTTGCTACTTATGATGAATATAATAATACTTCAACATCATATGTCTCTCTTTCTCCAGATCTTAAGGTAGATGGGACTCCATCTGTAACCAGCTACATAACAGCTGGACCATTTCAATTTGGAGTAGGTGTAGGCGGAACGGCAACAAATAAAGGTTTATATTTTGACTCAAGTAATTACTGGTACATCAATGCAACAAATAGTGCACGGCTTAAAGTAGGCGGAAGTACATCTAACTATCTTTCATGGGATGGAAATGAGTTCTTAGTAGATGGAAATATTAGCGCAAGAGCTGGAACATTTAGAGGCAATGTGTCTATCATATCTGGAGGATCTTTATATTCAGGCACACTAACATCTGGTAATTTATCTGGAGCTGGCTACATATTAAATTCATCTGGACTAACTTTTAACTCATCATCCGTATCTGGCATTACAACAATTGATGCCTCTACTGGAAAACTTACAACAGCATCTGCATACATAGGACAATGGGATGTAAATTCCTCTACATTATTTAAAACAACTACAGCGGGAACACTTTCTTTAAATTCATCAGATGCAACTATAACTGCAAATAGTACAGGATACACATCTGGAGTTGGTGTCCCAGATTCAAATAATATTGTTATGTGGGCGGGTGCAGCTAAAGCAACAGCACCATTTAGAGTATATAAAGATGGATCGGTTTATGCATCATCATTAACTATTGATGGTTCTGTAGGTTTTGCAACAACAACTTCACTGTCAACTGGGCTTGGCACTAAAATTTCATCAGGTGGTGCCGCAAGTGATGTAAATGCAAACTCAACAAGCATATCAGGTAATAAAATAAGAACTGGAAATTTACAATCAAATAACTGGAGCGGAACAGTAACAGATGGATCAACCAACTCTACGGCAGGAACAAATATTAATTTAACCGATGGAACTATTACATCAAGAAAATTTAGAATTGATACAGATGGAAATGCTTTTTTTGCAGGATCAATTGATTCTTCTGCTACGGTATCAGGGGTAGTTTTATCGGGAGGTGAGGTTCGTGGCGGATCAATCAATATTGGCCCAACTGGAGGAACACCAGCTTATAAATTTTCAGTAGACTCATTAGGAAACTTGTATGCTGGCTCAGCTACAATTGCTGGAAATATTACTGCAAATGCTCTTACTATAAATGGATCTAACTATATTAATAGTAGTGGCGGATTTTCTTTAGGAAGTGGAATATTGACGTATTCTGGTTCAGATATTGTTGTAGGTGCAAACTTTAAATTTACCCCAGACACTAGAGTTGTTAATGATGATAATGATTATGGTAATTCAAGTTCTGTTTCAGTAAATACAAATGGAGAATTAACAAGAGGCAGAACATTTTATTATGGTGCTACAACAATTCCAGGTAGTGGTAATACATCTAGAGCGGTATATAACCGTGCAACAAACTCATATGAAACAGTTAGTTTTGTTGCGGGAGACATATGGATGACGGTAGACTAAATGGCTTGGTATATTTATAAAGGGTATCAATATATCCCAGGTGTTGGAACTGCAGCGCAATGGAAAAAAATTAAAAACATATATCGAAAAACTACACCAGCTAGTTACTCTGGAACATCTGCAACAAATTTTACAGACGTATCTAAAGAGTGGCGCAGATCTTCAGGTTTTTATAGAAAAACATCTACTGGATGGAGAAGGGTTTTTACAAAAACTTCTACAGGTGTTGTGTTTACAACAGGTCCAGCAATCCATTTATATGGTGGAGCGTCAAACCCATATGGACCAAATGATGGGATTTCAGTATCTTCTCCAAGGTATTTAAATGAAGTTCTATATGGTAAAGATGGAATTTGGACTCCTAGAAATGAAATTAGCATAACAAGAAGTTTTCAGGCCGCCTTAACTCCAGATGGTGGCAATAGATTTGTTATTGATAATAACGACGTATTTGATCTTGCAAATAATTCACAGTATTGGGATTCTGCTGACGAAACATATTTATATTATAGAATAAATGTTCAAAATTATGGAGATTTGGTAACTGCCGCTGCAGGACCAATCAAATTAATTAAGAGAGAATCTTCATTTAATAGTGAAAATTTAACAGGAACAACAACAGTTGAAAGTACATTAACTGGAACATATAGCTTAGAAAACCGTTGGTATAACAAGCCAGAACTATATAACTCTTATATAAGATGGTGGAGAAGTACTAGCAATGATCCTAGTGGAACTTTGGTTAGAGAAGAATATTTGGGAGACCATGTCAGCACAAATAATTCAACAAGCCTTCAAGGTTCTGATTCATATACAATTCAAGCTGCAGATGCAGGATACTACATAGTATTTCAAGTAGTTCCATATAATTCATATAATAGACATTATGGGTATCAGACATACATGTCCTATCCATCAAATATAATTAGTTCTCCAATTACAATATCAAATGTAAATTTTACAGATACAAATGGAAGATCTGGCAAAAATGCTAGAGGTAATTTAGTCACAAATACAACAACTTATTTAAATTGGACTGTTGGTGGAGTAACACCAAGTACAACATTTAGAGTTAGATATCGTGTATTAAATAATCAAAATGGATTATACTATAAACCAAATGACCCAAGCACATCTGTTTCTGCAGGAAACGCATGGATATCATATACAAAAAATTATAATGGTACTGGAGATATATCAAGCATATCTATTAATGGTTCAACTGCTACTCTATATGATGTGTTTAATATTGATTCAACTTTTAATGGGTCTACATACGGTGGGGGAATGTCAAGATGGTCATTTCAATATGAAATAAGTGTTGTTAATTCTTCTGGTACCAGATACTATTGGGTTTGGCCAAGCGGTGTGTCTACATCTCAATCTAATGATTATTGGGATATTGATCCTACAACTAACCCATCAATTGCCGCAAGTTCAACATCCATTGCTACTGGTGGATCTGTTACATTTACAGGTACATTTAATTCTTATCCCGCATCTCTAAGCTCATATCCTCATTCATATAGAATTAATTATGGTGACGGCACCGATTCTGGATGGATTTCTTTGAGTTCAGGCACAGCAAATCAATCATATAGTCAATCACACACCTATAGTTATGTTGGAACATACTATCCATATATAGAAACTACTCCATCGTATACAACTAATTCTACAACCGTAACAGTAGCTAATGCTATAACAACACCGACAGGTCTTTCTGGGTATGCAAATGGATCTACGGCCACTCAATCAATTACTTTAAATTGGAATGCAACATCGGATGCAAATACTTATGAATTATTTTTTAATGGAAATGCAACTCCTCCAACAGATTACGCAGCCTATGCAGACTATAAAGGAATAACCACAAATACATATACAACTCCTGTAATATTTTCAGCTTCAAGTACTTATTATTGGTATGTTAGAGGAAAAGGAAGCTCTGGAACATTTAGTACATGGAGCCCCGCATTTGCTGTTACAACAAATGCACAGGTTGTAAAACTTTCTACTCCGTCTGGAGTATCTGCTACCACAACAAGAACAGATGGAGTAAATATTACATGGAATGCTGTATCAGGAGCATCTTATTATGGAGTTTGGTACGGAAGTACCCCATCATATGATTCTACAGCAGACTTTGGGGGAAGTAGAAATACATCATTAATAACTGGCACATCATATTTAGATACAAGTATTGGTGCAGGTTCGTCTAGAAATTATTATGTGCAAGCCTATAAATCTGGAGACCCTTCAGGAACAAAATCTGATTGGAGTAGTGTTGCAACAGGAACTAGAGCAAACCCTGTTGTTAATCTTGATCCACCAACAATATACAATGTTATTAAATCTGGATCAAGCTATTTAGTATATTTTTATGGGGGTTCTGGCCCTTCTTATCAAGTTTGGTGGCAAGGTTCTGCGGGAACACCAACTACAACTAGTTATGATGCCAGCGGTAGCAGCTCTCCAATATCTGTAACTAATTTAACAGCATCAGCTGGGTCAACATATTATTTTTCAGCAAGATCTGTTTCTTCTGCTGGCAACACAGGATCTGGTCCGTCAGCTTCAATAAGCAATTGGTCTGGACAATATTCATATACAGAACCATCAGGATCAGTAATTACTTACGGTTCTTGTACTGAAGATTATAGAACAACAGACTATAACTATTGCAGCGGATATTCAAGAATTACTGGAGGAACAATTTATTATAAAAGACAAATTTTGGTAAATGGATCCTGGAACGGAACATACGACACTTCTGGTTGTAGCACATCAACTTGGTCTAATTATGACCCGTATGGATGCTACACTGCTCCTGCTACATGTACTTTATATACATGCCTTCAGTATGACGTATCTGATCCAGCAAGTCCTAATTACGTCGGGCACTGTTATACATTAGGTGCCTGCGACGCTCCATTAAATAACGATGGAATGGGAAGATCATGCTGCCAGTATTGACAGATTTTTATAAAAAAGGTATGATTGTATAATGCTTATATTTAATGATATTAATTGGTTGTACTCTGGAGTTAAATTAGACAGGGTAAATCGTGGAATGCTTGCCGCCAGCCTAGCTTTAGTCATTGATTCTGAAATAGTTAGAATAATTATTATAGACAAAGAGTATAAAGAATTATTTGTTAATGCTCAAAGATTTGAGGAGTCAGAGTTACCTATAAATAAAGATAGAAATTTATACCCAGTTAAAATTATTAAAGAGTCTGGACAAGAAGAATTATTAGTTTGTGACGAAATGTTATATGCAATTTTATTATCAGAGCCTAAAATTGTACATTTAACCAATAGGTTTAAATACTATGAAATTTTAACAGAGGGATGGTCTTATATAAATGATGAGTTTATTATTCCAGGGGTCAATGAATGAAATCTAAATGGGAAGAATATAAAGAAAAGTTGGGGGATACCCGTCCATGGGATATGATTGATCCTCGTGTTGAAAGAGCTACAGAAGAAATGCGTGATCGTAGATACTCCTTATGCCAAGAGTGTCCACAATTTATATCTCTTACTACACAGTGCAAAGAGTGTGGCTGTGTAATGTCAGCAAAAACAAAGCTTTTAAATGCTACCTGTCCAATAGGGAAATGGTAGTATTGACTAATACTAACAAAATGCTATAATATGAAAGGAGGCAAACAATGACAACTACTTTAACAAATGAAGAAAAAATTGGTATTATTGACCTGCACCTTAAGTCAATTGACTATGCTCTTTACGGGCTGGAACTTGATCTATCAGAAGCTAATGCAGTATCAAATCCAGACACAGATTTAATCTCTAGCATTACAACTAGAAAAACTGCAGCAACTGCAAAAAGAAATGTTCTAATTGCAGAAAAAGAAACATTATCGGTAGGAGAATAAATTGGCAGATAAAGCTGAATTAGTTATAACTGCATTACAGCAACGTATTGGTGAGATTGTTTCAAACTATGAGACACAAATTGCCATTTTACGTGCAGAGTTAACACAAAACATGATTGAAAAAGAAGACAAGCTTAATGCTGTAAAAGAATACGCAGAACAAATGGAAACATTTGCAGAAGTTTCTGAGATTTAATTAGGAGAATAAATGGCATTTAATTTAACATTTGATGACAATGCACCAATTGATGCAAATCAATTAAGAGGCCTTGTATCATATTTAAATGAAGTTAATACTAAGGCTTTGCAAATACCAGATACTCAGGGTTTAATTAACTCTACTATATCTGCCAAAATGACTGCAGGTAAACAAGTATGTAATGTTGGAACATTAACATTAAAACAAACAAAACAGGTTGGAATTGTTTTTAGCCCACCATTAACAAGTGATCCATCTACTGTTCAAATAACAATTGAATCGGCAGGCAAAGATGGCGACTTTACATATTATATACAAAGCCCAAATAAAAATGGCTGTCAGGTTATATTTAATCCAGTACAAAGCCAAAGTAGCACAGCGGCTTCAGTTGTTGGAACCGTAACAGTACATTATTTTGCTATGGCTGGTTAACACTAGCCTATTGACAAGACTAACCAATATGTTACAATTACTGTAACATCAAAGTCACGTACCCGTGACTTTTTTACATATTAAGGTAAAAAATGAGCAACGATTTAAAATGGATGCTATCATCCGATCAGCAGTTTCCTTATCAAGATGATAAGATGATTGCCCTATGGTTTAAGGTAATGAAATGGTTTAAGCCTGACGTTGTTGACTACCTAGGCGATACAGACGATCAGGCTTGCTATAGCAAGTATACAGAAGGTCGATCAGCAGAGTTTTTAAACTATCATAAGAATGATAGCAAAGATCTTATTGTTCCAATGATGCGTCACGAAGCAAAAGAAGCAAGAGATTTCTATGCTAAGACTAGAGAGATGCTTCCAGATGCTCAACTATTTTCAGCGCTAGGAAACCATGATATACGAGTATTTAATTACGTAGACGCAAAGCTTCCTGACTATATTACCGAAGTTACACCAGAGTCACTTTGGAGTCTAGACTCATTGGGATACGAGTATATTTATTATAATGAATTACCAAAGCGTCGCTTTGGAGATATTCACGTACACCACGGACTTTCTATTTCTGCTACAGGCGCAGTAAGAAAAGATATGGAAGACCTACAGGTTTCCCTTATTCGTGGACACTCACACAGAATTGCTTCACATATGGTAACATATGAACTTAGAAACGGCGGAGAAGGAGAAACCCTTCGCGGCTATGAAATTGGACATATGTGTGATGAGAAGAGTGATGGAATGAAGTATAGCCAGCACCATGATTGGCAAAAGGGATTTGCCGTTGCCCATATTGTAAATGATTATCCACATATTCAGATGATTCATATTGCACCAGATTACTCTTGTGTAGTTGATGGAAAGGTATTTACCTTATAATGTGGTGTGGAAAATGTGGTGGTAGAGTTTTTGTAGATAGAGTATTTTCTCAAAAACTACATATGGAATTATTTTGTATCATGTGCGGCAAACGCTGGATGTGCAATAAGGAGACGAGTGCTTTCGGAAGATGGCTAGACAAAAAAGAAACAGCAAACTTAAAAAACTACGGTATTTCTTCTTAAACGATAAGATACACAAAGTTCTTAAGGCGTCCAGATCAAAGGATGAGCTTGTAGCTTGGTGCTACCCAGATAAAAAAAGAGTTTTATATTCATATTCTCAAGTTGAAAAGTATATGGGTAAAGCATACGCAATGAGAGATGTGTCTGCTTTGCTCAATAAACATACAGTTACATTGCATGATTATATTTTAGAGGGAAAAATTAAAGCTCCTCAAAAGATATATCCGATAGGTGATCCAGAAAACAAGAACTGGTCTAAGTATATGTTTTGTGAAAAAGATATATTAGAGTTGCATGAGTTTATATTAGATTCAGGACACTCTGGAAATATTCCTTCAAGAACAGAGCTTTTGGGTCTTCTCAAACACAACATTATATTGTATACTAAGACAGATAGCGGATTCATTCCAGTATGGAAGGCGGAGTAATGGCAAGTAGTAGAATTGTAATTTGCCCAATTTGTAATAAAGAACTAGAAGTTAGATCAGATTTTGCCCATATGACATTATCTAACCATACCAACAAGGAGCATAAGTGACAACGAGAGTTAAGGTGGACCTATCGTTCACACGAAATCTAGGTAATTATGAAAGCATTAAGATTGGCGTAGGCGTTGAAGATGATCTTCGAGATGGAGAGAATGTAGATACTGCTACAGAAAGAGTATATAAGTTTGTTGAAGATAAGCTTATTGAAAAAACTCGTGAGGTGGAAGAAGAATTAAAACGTGGCAAATGAAAAAGAGCCATACGTTTTAATTGGACTATACCTATCCCTTTACAAAGAGAAATATAATAAATCACTTACTGTAAACAAATTTAGAGAGAAGTGGGCTATGAATGATGTCATAGAGAGTGTTGGATTCCAACGTGCTCAGGAGCTTTTGATATACTATTTTTCTACCAACAAGCAGGGTCACCCATTAAATTTCTTTTATAATAACTTTGATAGAATTGATGCCTTAAATAAAGAAATTAAGAAAGACAAGTTTAACCGTAGCATTCTATTGAATGAGACTAAGAAGATGGTGGAGGGCGAAGAGTGAATACAGAAGCAACACTAATCTCTGCTGTGTGCAAGAACAAAGATATTAGCACACTGCTGGCAGACAACGTAGATGAGCTTTTTACATCACATAGAGATATTTGGGAAAGCCTAAAGTCATACTACTATAAGTTTAAAGCAGTTCCTGAAGCAGGAGTTCTTATGGAACGCCACAAAGACTTTGAGCCAGTAGAGGCCAAGGCAGAAACTGGGTACTACTTAGACATTTTGAAGAATGAGTTTATCTCAAATAAACTTAAGACAATTATTATGCGTGGAGGATCTGCTCTTAAAGAAGATGCAGCATCTAGAGTTCTTGCACAAATGCAAAGTGATCTTGCTGGATTAAGCCGATACACAAACAACGTAAGAGACTTAGATATTATTGATGTTGAAAATGCTGCACGACATTATCAAGCAGTCAAAGAGCGTTCATCTGTAATGGGCGGTGCTCCAGGAATTCTAACTGGTTTTGAAGCAATTGATAAAGCCTACCCAACTGGTATGGCACCAGGACATTTAATTGTTGCAATTGGTTGGCCAGGTAAAGGTAAGACTTGGTTTACTGCTTACCTTGCATGCAAAGCGTGGGAGCAAGGATTTAAGCCAATGATTGTATCCCTTGAAATGTCTCCTGAGAATATGCGTGATCGTATCTTTACAATGCTTGGCTCAGGTATTTTCCGTGCAAGTGATTTGTCAAAGGGTGATATTAACATTGATGATTTCCGTAATTGGGGAAACAAAAAGTTTGAGGGAAAGAATAGTTTTGTTCTCATCTCAAATGAAGGCGCATCAGAAGTTACTCCTGCAACTATTCAGGGCAAGATAGATCAACATAAGCCAGATTTAGTTATCTTAGATTATCATCAGCTATTCAATGATAACAAGCGCTCTAACTCTGAAGTAGAAAGAAATAGAAATGTTTCTCGTGAGTTTAAAATGCTTGCAGTATCAAACAATATTCCTATTATTGATATTACCGCTGCAACAGCAGATGATATCTCTGATCAGGATAATCCACCAATGATGAGCCAAGTTGCCTGGTCTAAGGCAATTGAGTATGATGCTGACATGGCTTTAGCAGTTCACAGATACCCACAAACTAATATGATTGAGATTGTCTCTCGTAAGAATAGACACGGTCATGATTTTAATTTCTACCTAGACTGGGATATCAACCGTGGTATCGTCAAAGAAATTTATGAGAATCCATTTCAAAAAGATGAACCACAAACAGATAAAAAGATTTCAAGTAAGGGTTGAGTTTGCTGACGACTCTGGTATACCTAGATTAAAATACCAGTACGAAAGCATGCTTACTCACGACATGAGAAGCAAGGGCTATGCAAGAGTGCTTGACATAGATACTAACTTTTCGATACAATTTGACGGACAAACGTGGGTGTTCTTAATGACACTCTACGGAGTATACGTAGGAAAGAAGAAGGCATGGCTATCAGAGGGTATAACGCAAGGAAAATTGATTCCACGCAATATGCGCCCAACCATATCAAGTCAGTAGTAAAAGCTTTAGGCTTAGATATAGTTGCGGAACCAGGCAATGAGGTTATGTTTTACTGCCCGTTTCATTCTAATAGACATACTGCAAGTTGCTGCATAAACAAATCTTCAGGAGCATGGCTATGTTTTAATCCATCATGCGGAGAGTCTGGAACATTAACTGAGTTAGTTAGACGTGTACTACATAAGAATGACTTTGAAGCAATTAGATTTATTGCAACACAAGAGCAAGCCGCTCTTAATAATTTTGATGAGATTATGGCAAATATGTTTGAAGAGAAGCCAGACTTCGAAGAGTTTTCCCAAGAGACTTTAGATAGACTCCATGCGGATCTTTTAGCAAATCAAAGCGCAAAAGACTATCTTCAATCAAGAAGTATTAATGAAGAGTCTATGAACTATTTTGGATTAGGATATTCTACTTCAATGAATATGGTTATCACGCCAGTGCATAGCCCAGACGGAAGGCCTATCGGACTAGTTGGAAGATCAATTGAGGGCAAGTCATTTAAGAATAGCACCAACCTGCCTAAGAGCAAAACTTTATTTAATATACACCGTGCTAAGAAGATTGGTGAGAATGTTATTGTGGTCGAGTCTAACTTTGATGCAATTAGAATACATCAGGCGGGATTCCCAAATGTGGTAGCAGTGCTTGGTGGAGTATTATCTACAGAGCAGCACAAACTTTTAAATAGATATTTTAATAAGATAACTGTAATGACAGACGCAGATTTGGCTGGCAGAGAGCTAGGCTTGAGCATAGCCAATAGATTAAAAAATAAAGACCTCTTGTGGGCTTCGTACGAATATGGTAAGATATACCCACATGATGCAAAAGATGCTGGTGATATGACTGATGAAGAAATTAAAATATGTATTAAAAATGCAGTATCAGACATAGAATACAGATCTTGGAACCCATAATAAAAACAAACTAAAGATGGATATACACCATCAACTATATGAAATGAGGAAGCATGGGAATAGTAAAAGGGTTAAAAGACCTTAATAAGGTAATGGACAAGCCACAGTCTTCAGGTGGAGACGGTACAAAGGCTCGTTGGGTTAAGTTAGAGGATGCAGAAAGTGTTAAAGTTCGCTTTCTTCAAGAACTTGATCCAGACTCACCTACTTATAATGAAAAGCTAGGTCTAGGATTTATTGCAGTAGAACACACAAATCCAAAAGACTATCGTCGTAAGGCTCTATGCACAATGGACGATCAGGGCAAGTGTTATGGTTGTGAACAACACCGCAAGGACTATAAGGCAGGATGGAAGGGTCGTTCACGACTTTACATTAATGTTCTTATTGACGATGGCAAGGAAGATCCTTATGTAGGAATTTTGTCTCAAGGTTCAAGCGGAAAGACAATCACACCAACACTCATTGAGTATGCTGGAGAGATGGGAAGCATTACTAACCTAATGTGGCGCATCAAGCGTACTGGCACAAAAACAGATACAAGTTACACAATTATCCCACTTGCAAAAGATGAAACACCATTTGATGGTTCATCACTTGAGCTTTACCAGCTTGAGGATACAGCAGTGCGTGACATGCCATACACCGAGCAAGAAGCATTTTTTGCTGGTGAAGCAAATGGCGAAGAGTCTACTTCTTCAAGTAGCGTAGACTGGTAATAGGTTAAGAGGCGGAGAGTTAAATGAAATTTACACATCTACATGTGCACTCATACTATTCTTTAATGGATGGGCTTAACTCTCCCCTCGAACTTGTTCAAGCAGCAAAGGCGGCGGGTCAAACAGCAATAGCAATAACAGATCATGGAACATTATCATCACACCGTGAAATGCAGATTGCGTGTAAAGAAGAAGGCATCAAGCCAATCCTTGGAGTAGAAGCATACATATCTCCAACAGATAGATTTGATAAGTCTTCAAAGACAGATAAATCTATTCAAGCATATAACCACATCATCCTATTGGCAAAAAATAAAAAAGGATTAGAAAACATAAATGCTCTTCAAGAGCTTGCTTGGAACGAAGGCTTTTATCATAAGCCAAGAATTGATAGAGAAGTATTAGATCAGTATAGCGAAGGCATCATTGTTTTGAGCGGATGTCTTAATGGATTAATTAGTAAGGCTATCGATAGAGGTAGTCTCGATGAGGCTAGAACTCTACTTGAAGGATTTAAGAAGACATTTGGCCCAGACTTTTATGTTGAGGTTCAATCACATAATCCTGAACCAATTAACTCTGCTTTATTAAAGTTGGCGGATGAACTTAAAATTAAGGCGGTAGCAACAGGAGATGCTCACTTTGCTAAAGAAGAAGATAGAGTCCTAGAAGAAGCAATGCTTATATTATCAACATCCCCCAAAATGGATAAAGATGCTGACTTTGAAATGTCTAGACAGATTAAAGATATTAATGAAAGACTAAATTACCTATATCCAGACCGTAGAATATCTTTTCAGGACTACAATTTATTTATTCAATCAAGGTCTGAAATTGAAGCTGACTTTAATAAAGCTGGAATTACTCGTACAGATATATATGATAATACTATGGAGATTGCTGAGAAAATTGGAGAATACGATTTTAACAGTGGTTTAGACCTTCTACCCGTACCCAAGACGGATGCCGACCAGAAACTGGCTCAGATGGCCTCTGAAGGCCTTAAAAGGCTAGGTCTGGCAGAGTCTCAAGTCTACATTGATAGGCTTAATGAGGAGTTATCTGTAATTAAAGATAAGTCTTTTGCTTCTTATTTCTTGGTTGTTGCAGACATGATTAACTGGGCAAAGGAAAATAATATTAGGGTAGGTCCAGGTCGTGGATCTGCCGCTGGCTCGCTGGTATGTTATTCGCTAGGAATTACAGATGTAGACCCAATTAAATATGATTTATTGTTCTTCCGTTTTATTAACCCAGAGCGTAATGATTTTCCAGATATTGATACAGACTTTGAAGACCGCCGTCGTAAAGAGGTTAAAGATTATTTAAAGAAGAAGTTTAAGCACGTTGCATCTATTTCTACATACACTTACTTTAAAGATAAGGGTGTAATTAGAGATGCTGCTCGTGTATTTATGGTTCCACTTTCAGATGTTAACCGTGCAATGAAGTCTATTGATACCTTTGAAGATTTTGTTGAGTCACCAAACACTAAAGAGTTTAGAGCTAAATATCCTGAAGTTCTATGGCTTGCAGACAGACTCCGTGGAAGAATTAGATCTGTTGGGGTACACGCTGCAGGTGTTGTAGTTGCAAAAGATGATTTGAGAAAGTATGCTCCTGTTGAATCAAGAGCTGATGCAAGTGATTTAGTGTCAGGTAGAATTCCTGTTGTCGCATACGACATGGATACGGTTGCGGATATAGGTCTTATTAAACTAGATGCACTAGGACTAAAGACCTTATCTGTAATTTCAGATACCCTTGCTTCAATTAAAAAACGTTCAGGCAAAGACATTAATCTTTCTGAGTTAAGGCTTGATGATCCAGATGTCTATAAGGTTCTAAGCGAAGGCTATACAAAGGGAGTGTTTCAAGCAGAAGCAACCCCATATACTAATTTGCTAATCAAGATGGGTGTAGATAAATTTGAAGATCTTGCTGCATCAAACGCATTAGTTCGTCCAGGAGCTATGAATACAGTAGGCGCTTCTTACATTAAGCGTAAACACGGTAACGAAGCAGTCCAGTTTATTCACCCAATTATGAAGCCCTTTACCGAGAATACGTATGGTGTTATTATATATCAAGAGCAGGTTATGCAGGCATGCGTACACCTTGGGGGTATGACTTGGTCAGAGGCTGATAAGGTCCGCAAGATTATTGGAAAGAAAAAAGATGCAAAAGAGTTCGACCAGTTCAAGGATCGCTTTATTGATGGGGCTTCAAAACACATTTCTAAGAAACAAGCCGAAACGCTCTGGCATACTTTTGAAGCGCATGCTGGTTATTCTTTTAACCGCTCCCATGCTGTTGCTTACTCTATGCTTAGTTATTATACTGCTTGGCTTAAGTTTTATTATCCACTTGAGTTCATGTTTTCGATTCTTAAAAATGAAAATGACAAGGACAAAAGAACAGAGTACCTGATTGAAGCAAAAAGATTAAAGTTAAGTATTAAGCTTCCACACATTAATGAATCAGATGTATTCTTTTCTTTAAAGGAAGACTCAATTAGATTTGGTCTTGGAGAAGTAAAGTTTATTTCAGATAGCATTGCAAACAAAATTATTGATCAGAGACCCTTTACTTCTTATTCGGAGTTCATTGATAAGGCTTCTAAAAAAGGAAGCGGAATCAATAGTCGTGCTATATCTGCCTTAAATGCAATTGGCGGAGCAGCATTCCCAGACAACCCTAGAAACGGAAATGAAAAAGATAGTTACTATGAATATCTAGGCATACCTACATTTAATCTAGAAGGAATTCCACCACGTATTAAATCACAAGCAAGACCGATTGAAGAGTTTGAAGACTTAGGTTCATTCGTTATGTTTGGTATGGTTAAATCAATTAAGCGTGGTAATGGATGGGCCCGTATTGAGTTAGTAGATGAAACTGGATCCATTGGTCTATTCCATACAGAGCAAACTCAGATAGAGACTGGACAGATGTATTTCATTCTTGTTGGAGATAATAGAATTGCTCGTTATGTAAAGGTTAGTGAGATTGATCCAACAGGATCTAATTCATTTGTAGACTATTTATACAAAAAGGAATATGACCTTGACGAAGACGAGTATATTGTAGTAGACTTTACTCCGTACGTAACAAAAGCTGGCAAGACAATGAGCCACATAGTTCTTTCAAATGCACAAAAAGAATTAACTAGAGTAATTGTTTTTCCCACAATGTATAAAATGTCTTTAGCCAAGATGCGAGAAGGCATGAAATGTAATGTTGTTCTGTCTACTTTAGACGATGGAACTTTAATGGTAAAGGAAATAAAATGACAGATGATATAGAGGGCCTAGTAACTTCAATTAGCATGAATCAAGTACTGGTTGCTATCCTTGAAGAGCATGGCAAAATAGTTGTACCAACGTTAAGGTTTTTAGACGCCAATGTTAATAATAAAGAATTAGTAATAGATTATGATGAGGAAGGCCCATCATTTACTTTTAGCTTAAGGGATATAGATGCAATCGGATCAGATTCTGACTGAGTATGGTTTAGACGCTTTGTCTGCCATTCTTCATGAAACTGCAATAGAAAAAGGATTTTGGGATGGAGAATACAACCACGACAAGATTGGAAATAAATTAGCTTTAGTTCATTCAGAAGTAACTGAAGTACTAGAGGCTATTAGAAAATCAAAGGGAAGCGAAAGTATTGTAGAAGAAATGGTTGATGTAATAATTAGATTGCTTGATGTTTATGCTGCAATGAGAAATAAAGAACAGGTATTACATAGCCTAGATGAAATTCTAGAAAAGAAAATGAACATAAATAAAGAACGCCAAAGGCTTCACGGAAATTTATTTTAATGCTATACTATAGAAAAGAAAGAGTTTAAATGACAATAGAAATAGATAGCATATTAGCTAAGCTAGATCCAAAAACAAGAGCAAGAGTTCAGTCTGCACAGGATGTACAAGTTGAAAAACAACTTACTCCTAGTATTGGATTAAATTTTGCTTTGCGTGGAGGCTTAGGTTACGGAAGACAAGTTTTAGTATGGGGAAATAAATCTGCTGGTAAATCTTCTTTTTGCCTACAAATGATTGCTCTTGCACAAAAAGAAGGTAAAACTTGTGCTTGGATAGATGCAGAAGCTTCCTATGATCAATCTTGGGCAGAACAACTTGGAGTAAATTCTTCTTCTCTTATTTACTCATCAGCAAAAACTGTTAATGATATGGTCGATGTTGCTACCAAGTTAATGGATGCAGGTGTTGATATGATTGTGGTAGACTCAATCTCAGCATTACTTCCTGCAATATATTTTGAAAAAGACGGAAATGAAATGAAAGATTTGCAAGACACTAAGCAAATCGGCGCTGAAGCAAAGGATATGACCCACGCAGTCAAAATGTTAAACTATGCAAACAAAAACACATTACTTATTCTCATCTCACAACAACGAAATCAGTTTGGATCTATGCATGCTAGTCACATCCCCACGGGTGGCATGGCAGTTAAGTTCTTCTCTTCCACGGTCATTAAACTCTGGTCGTCTGAAGCTGAGGCTAACGCTATCAAGGCTGGCATTAAAGTTGGCGACAAGATTATTGAACAAAGAGTTGGCAGGCCAGTTAACTGGATTATTGATTACAACAAACTCGGCCCCCCAAATCTATCGGGACAATATGACTTTTATTACCAAGGGGACTCTCTTGGTGTAGATCGTGTAGGAGAAACTCTTGACGTTGCAGAAATGTGCGGAATAGTAGAAAAAGGTGGAGCATGGTATACGGTAAATGGAGAACGTTTTCAAGGACGTGCAAAGGCTGTAGCATACTTAAAGGAAAATCCAGATGTTGTAGACAGCTTAGAAGAAGAGATAAATGCCAAACATTAATGAGTTTCTTAATAAGCCAGAAAAAATCTTTCCTTCAGAACTTGAAAGGATAGGCGGAGCAAAACCTTGCGGAAAATGCGAGAAGGATGCATCAGAATATTTTTGGGATGCTGTTTCAATGACAATATCTTGGGAGTGTCCAGACGGACATAAGAATTCTTATGTGGTCGGATAATGTCAGAAAGATCAGAAGTAAAACGTGATGGTGCTAAGGCTCAAAAAAATAGTGGCCGTGGTGACTATCAAAAAGGTGATGCTAAGTGGAATCAGTTCCTTGTGGACTACAAAGAAGCAAAGGCATCATTCAATCTAAATAAAGATGTATGGGCTAAAATCTGTACAGATACTTTTAAGGTAAGCAGAGATATGCATCCTGCCCTTAAAATTATTATCGGTGAGGATTCCAAGGTTCGTCTTGGAATCATTGAGTGGTCAGTCTTAGAAGACTTGATCGCATTCTGGGAGGAAAATAATAATGGCTAATCCAACAATTACAATCGTTGGTCGTGTAGGGCAAGATCCAGTTAAGCTTAATGGAGGCGGAGTTAGACTACGTATTGTATCTAATGACCGTGTAAAGAATGATTCAACAGGTAGCTGGGATGATAAAGACACATCTTGGTGGACTGTTAAGGCGTGGAAAAGTTTGGCGGAACAAAGTATTGCTACTCTAAAGAAAGGCCAAGAAGTTGTTATCGTAGGTAAGATTTATGAAGAGACATGGAAAGATAAAGAAGGTAATAGCCGTACATCTTATGATGTAAATGCAGACACAATTGCAGTAACAACATGGTCTTTATCAAAGAAAGAGTCTACTCCAGCATTTGATAACTCATGGTCAGCACCAAGTACCTGGGATATTGAATCAGTAAAGGCGCCATTCTAATGAAAGAATTATTTTATACAACCATTACTGGAATTGCAGTAGGTGGAGTTTTTAGTATATTTAAATTGCCAATTCCTGCCCCTCCAGTATTTGCTGGATTAATGGGAATTGTAGGTTTATGGATTGGATATGCTTTAGTTCAAAAGGCATTTGCATGACTGCATTTCTTATTGGATTAATGGTTGGCTTTGTAATTGGATACCCTATGGGGCTATTCCTAGACAAGTGGGATAAGAGGATAAAGAATGGCTGAAGATAAAAATACTCTTGAGTTAATTAGTGATATTACAGAGTTTAATGATCTGCATGAGTTCATGAAAGATGAACACTTAGACAGAGCCCTTGCAATTGTGGTAAAATTATTAATGAATCCTGATGTTCCATCAGCAAAAGCGCCACATTTAATTATGGAGCTTCAAGCAATGTCAACAAAGTTTGCAGTTCTTGCATCTGTATATTCTACAATTGCTAAGGACAAAGCTGGAACGGCTAATAATAATAAAAAGAATATATATTATTCTGTAAAAGAGTCCATAGACAAATTGGTTGATGCGCTTAAATATGTTGTGAGGTATAACTCTTAAATGGGTAGAGATATAGTAAAGAATCTAAAGTTTAAAAAGCATACGGGCAAATTCTTTGATCCAGAATTATTTGCTCAACTGCTTGATGAGTCATATAGAAATACCAAACGTGCAGATGGCGAAATGACAAAAAAATCATTTAGCCCAAGTTCTCTTGGCTACGGCCATGGGACTTGCCCTAGGTATTGGTATATGGCCTTCTCTGGTGCAATGTTTATTGATGATAATGATGCAGTTGCGGTTGCCAATATGGCACAAGGTACACAAGCACATGAAAGACTTCAAAAGCTTATTGCATCTATGCCACAGTTTAAAGCAGAAGAAGAAGAAATTATTAACGAGTATCCACCTATTAGAGGATTCATAGACCTTATTATGGAATACGATGGTGAAACTGTAATTGGTGAAATCAAGACGGCTAAGCAAGAAGTATGGGATACAAGACAGTCTGAAATGAAACCTACTGCTAACCATATGCTTCAACTGCTAACATACATGAAGCTAAAGAATGCCAAAGAGGGATTCTTCTTGTATGAGAATAAAAATACTCAAGAAATATTAGTTATTCCAATTTCAATGAATGAAAGAAATACAAAGATTATTGAAGACACATTTCTTTGGATGTGTGAAGTTTGGGATAACTTTAAAGATGGCGACCTACCAATGAGACCTGCTGGGGCTACAAAGTCAAAAATGCCTTGTACATATTGCCCAGTTAAAAAAGAATGCTACTCTAAAGAGACACCAGTGGGTACAGTTCAAATTGAAAAGTTTGAGGTTCCTTCTGTATGATTTGCGCTAACTCAGAATGCAAAAAAGACTTTACTCCAAAGACACATAATCAAAAGTATTGCACTGATGAATGTTGTCGAGTTGCTACTAATCGTAGGATCATGGAAAAGTATTATGAACGCAAAGCTATTCGAAATGGCGCACTTAGGCCATGTAGTAGATGCGGACATCAATTAAGTAGATATAATAAAGGTGAGTTTTGTGCAACATGCGAGAAAAATATAAATCTTGAAAACAAAAGTAAGTTGTTTAGGATGTTAGATGACATTAGCTAGCCTAAAAAAGACTCAAGCAAATAGAGTATTAGGCATAGATGCCTCCACTAACTCTATTGCTTTTTGTTTAATGGAAAACGATGTCCCTTTAAAATGGGGTAAAGTTAACCTAGTGGGCGAAGATATATATGAAAAAATACATGATGCAAAAAATAAAATGCATTCAATGCTTGAAGAATTAAAATCAGATTACATTGTTGTTGAAGGTGCAGTATTTGTTAAATCAGCAGATGCTGTAATTAAACTGTCATATGTTTATGGAGTTGTTATAGCAGAGCTAATGTCCACTGGAGCAAAGGTTATTACAATAGCCCCTTCTTCTTGGCAGTCATATATAGGCAATAAGAACCCAACTAAAGAAGAAAAGCAGGCAGTCAGAGCATTAAACCCAGGATACGCAGACTCCTGGTATCAAAACAAATTAAGAAATATGAGAAAGCAGAGAACTGCTGATTACTTTAATAGAAAGTATAATTTAAATGTGGTGGATTTTGACGTTGCAGATAGTTTTGGTATTGCACATTATGCTAACAAAGTATTGACAGAGCGATGAAGTTATATCAAAGTAAAGATTGGCTGCATAGAAGATATGTAGTTCAAAAGAAAACAATAACAGAAATTGCTGAAGAGTGTAAAGTCTCTGCTATGACTATTCAGAGATACCTAGACCAGTTTGGATTAATTAAAAAACGATGAGCAAAGACATATGGCTAGGAGCCAATAAAGAAACAGCAGGAGATTTAATTCTAACGGGTTATAATGGCCCATTAAAAGATATGCCAGTTTATGATGAAGTTAAATCGTTATTTGGAAGCGGATCTACAGCGTTAGATTTTGGTTGTGGGGTGGGCAGAAACTCCGTAGCACTTGCAAAAACGTATGATAAGGTAATCTCTTTTGATCTTCCTAACATGATTGATTTGGTGCCAGAAGAAAATAAGCTTAGCAATATAGCATACACGTCTGACTGGGAACTTGTAAAAACATTTAAGTTTGATACAGTATTGGCAAGCCTTGTATTCCAGCATATTGAGGACTCTGAGCTAAATTCCTATTTAAATGATTTGTCTCAAATAGCGGACAGATTAGTTTTACATAGCCGAACATGGATTGATCATTCTGCGTCTCAGGTATTGCCAATTGTGGAAAAATATTTTATAATTGATACAATAGAGTATTCAAGAGATCCCAATAATCCTATTGATGATCATTTTATTGCAACTTTAAATAAAAAGGTGGAATGATGTTAAAGCCAGTATATGAAGATGTTACTCAGTTTAATTGCAATGATTTATATTTAAGATCAGTAGGCGCACCAGCTGGCAATAAGATCTGGTCTGCATGCCATGAAATTGCACATATGTTAATTGAAAAAAATATTTCTTACGGAAACTCAGCTCTTGAACCAGCCAGAATATTTTCAACGGCGGACCCAACAGAACAATTAAAAGTTCGTATTGATGATAAATTAAACAGAGTAAAGAATAACCAAGGATACGCTGGAGACAATGATATTGATGATCTGATTGGTTATTTAGTATTATATAAGATTGCAAAGGCTAAATCTAATTGACATTTTAGTCGACTGAAAGTATAATATAGTAATGAGCGAAATAGAATTATCACAGCATTTTGATAGAATGAACAGGGTTGTTGAAGAACTTCTCAAGGGAAGTACCGCTACTCAAATCGCCACAATTACAGGTATCCAGCGTAAGGAAGTCTTAGAGCTAATTGACGACTGGAAAGACGTAGTACACAATGATAGCAACATCAGAGATCGTGCCCGAGAGGCCATCTCAGGGGCGGATCAACACTACGCTATGCTTATCAAAGAAGCCTGGAAGACAGTAGAAGATGCAGATACATCTGGACAATTAGGCATTAAGTCTGGAGCATTAAAGATTATTGCAGATATTGAGACTAAAAGAATTGCAATGCTACAGTCTATTGGCGTATTAGAAAATAATGAAATTGCTGCACAAATTGCAGAGACAGAACGTAAGCAAGATATTCTTGTTAAAATTTTAAAAGAAACCACATCAACGTGCCCTAAATGTAAGATGGAAGTTGCAAAAAGATTATCTCAGATCACGGGAGTAGTCGAGTCAGTTCCAGTAGAGGAAGCCGATGTCGTTTGATTTCAATGACCTTATCGACATGCTCGATGGAGAGGAGTTCGATGAGAAACCAGTCGATCTTAAAACGTTTGTTAGAAGTCCAGAATACCTTGGGCTTCCAGAACTTTCCGACTATCAGTACACGCTTATCGAAAAAAGTTCCCAGATTTATAAAGAGTCAACGCTTATCAAATTATTTGGAGAAGAAGAAGGAAGAATAAGGTTTAAGCAAACTGCTAACGAGGTAGTTGCTCAATTAGGAAAAGGGTCGGGAAAAGATTACTGCTCAACTATTGCAGTATCATATATAGTATATTTACTATTATGCCTTAAGGATCCAGCCACATATTACGGAAAGCCTCCAGGAGATAGCATTGACATTATTAACATTGCTATTAACTCTCAACAGGCAAGCAACGTATTCTTTAAAGGGTTTAAAACAAGAATTGAAAAGTCACCGTGGTTTGCTGGAAAGTATACAGATAAAGCTTCTGAAGTTAAATTTGATAAGGCTATTACAGTACACTCAGGACACTCAGAGCGTGAGGCTTGGGAAGGTTATAACGTAATTGTAGTTATCCTTGATGAAATCTCAGGCTTTGCAATTGAAAATACAACAGGGCACGAGCAGGCAAAAACAGGCGCAGCCATATATGATATGTACCGTGCATCTGTGGATTCTCGTTTCCCAGACTTTGGAAAAGTAATTCTATTGTCATTTCCTAGATACAAGAATGATTATATTCAGCAAAGATATGATGCCGTAGTGGCTCAAAAAGAAACTATTGTTCGTGATCATAAGTTTAAAATGGATGAAGACTTGCCAGATGATACACAAGGCAACGAATTTAGTGTGGAATGGGAAGAAGATCATATTCTTTCATACAAAATTCCTAGAGTTTATGCTCTCAAAAGACCCACCTGGGAAGTTAATCCAGTAAGAAGTATTGATGATTTTAAAGTAGCATTTTTTACTAACCCACTGGATGCTTTATCTAGATTTGCATGTATGCCACCTGATGCTGTTGATGCATTTTTTAAATCAAGAGAAAAGGTTGAGAAAGCTTTTAATAAAGGCCATCTTGCAGTAGATAATTTTGGCAGACTTGAAGACTGGTTTATTCCAGATCCAGACAAAGAATATTTTATTCACGTAGACTTAGCTCAGAAACATGACCATTGTGCAGTTGCCATGGGCCATGTAAACAAATGGGTTAACATTAAAGTTACTGATACATATTCTCAACCCGCACCAATTGTTGAGATAGACGCAGTAAGATTTTGGACGCCAACAAAAGATAAGTCCGTAGACTTTACGGAAGTAAAGGACTATATTCTTTCATTAAAAACACGAGGATTTAAAATTCGTGTATGCACCTTTGACAGATGGAACTCTCACGATATGATGCAACAACTAAAACAATACGGCATCAATACAGAGATTCTATCTGTCGCTAAAAAGCATTATGATGATATGGCAATGATCGTGGCGGAAGAAAGATTGTCTGGGCCACATATACAATTGCTTATAGATGAATTGCTTCAGCTTAAGATAATGAGAGACAGGGTTGACCACCCAAGAAAGGGTTCAAAAGACTTGGCGGACGCAGTTTGTGGAGCTATTTATAATGCTATAAGCAGAAGTAAGTTTGATACAAACGAAGAAATAAATATACATACATATGAGTCTATGAGTTACGATAATGACTTTGGAACAAAAAATGACGGAGAGACTGAATCATATAATATGATAAGGGCACCAAGAATGCCAGAAAACTTAAGAGATGCAATGGACAGGATGACAATAATATGAGCACTTATCAAGAAAAAGCCAAGGAATGTAAATGCTGTGGTAAACATGTTCCACTGCCAACAGTATTAAAAGAGTATAATGGAATAGTATTATGTCCAACTACATTTACTAATGTAATTGAATATAAAAGAATTTGGAAATCTGCTGGATACAGGCCTATGGGAAATGTTAGAAAGCATTTTTCTGAATATGTGCAGCAAATTGTAGAAGAAACTATTGACAAGAATGAAGATGGCACGATACAATAGATTACTAAGCAACAATAGCTTAGTTGGTTAAAGCCCCGAACTCATAATTCGGTAATCGTAGGTTCAAGTCCTACTTGTTGCACAAGGAGATCGCATGGATGATGACGAGAAACTATCAAGGTACCTAGAGATGGGTGCAGTTGAGTTGGCAGGTATGGATGAGCATGGAGAATTTATTTTCCAGATTACAGAAAAAGCAAAATACATTGCTCCAGAATTATGGGAAGCCCATCAAGAGCATGTAGATAGGTCATTGGTTCAGCTATATGAGGCGGGATTAATAAAGGTTACATATAATGATAACCTTGAAGCAACAATAGAAATGTCAGAAGAAGGCCATGAAATGGCAAAAGAGTTAGGCTTGGTAGAGATTAATATGCATGAGGAAGATATTCCAAACGATTAAAGGAATGCCTTCGTAGCTCAGGGGATAGAGCAGGACTCTTCTAAGGTCTTGGTCGCAGGTTCGATTCCTGCCGACGGCGCAATGCGGATGTTGCATATTGGTAGTGCCTCTGCCTTCCAAGCAGAAGGGGTCAGTTCGATTCTGATCATCCGCTCAAATAAAGAAATGCTATACTTATAGTATAGTCAATTACAATAAGGAGAAATAAAATGGCAGAAGTAATTCACCCAAATGCAGCAAAAGTATTAGCAGCGGCTAAGAAGTATGCTGATGAGAAGTACACAGAAGGAACTAATAACGATACAATTTTTGGAAAGCGTTATGGAATGAATAACCAACCATGGTGTGCAATGTTTGTTTCAGGATGCTTTGATGATGCTGGAGTAGTTCATTTAGTTGCTGCTTCAACAAAGAAGGGCTTTGCATCATGCGATGCAGGAGCACAATGGTTTGCAAAGAATAAGAGAATTGTTCCGATTGGACAAGCACAAGCAGGAGATGTAGTATTCTTTAACTTTGATAAGACCCCAACAGACACAGAGCATGTTGGAATTGTTATTTCAAACGATGGAAAGAACCTTATAACATATGAAGGAAACACATCGGGAGATACAAAGGGATCACAAGCAAACGGAGATGGCGTATTTAAGAAGAAGCGTCCTTATAGCTTAGTTATGTCAGTAGCTCGCCCAGATTGGGATGCTGCTCCAAAGGCTGCAGCACCTGTAAAAAAGGCAGCAGTTAAGGCACCAGCAAAGAAGGCAAAGTAATTATGAAGAAGGTGGGACTAGTAGTCTTGGGATTGATACTAGTCCTATCAACTTCTCAAGCAGAAGCAGCAAATAAATCTTATACAACAGTACAAAAAGCAATTGATTCAATAAAGGTTGCAGATGAAGTACGTGCAGGATATGTACGTACAAAGTTTAAGCATTGGATTACAATTAGCCGTGCAGGACAATTAGGATGCGATTCACGTAAATCAGTTATTATCGATGAAGCTTTAGTTAAGCCAACAATTGGAAAAGATTGTGCGTTAACTGGGGGGAAATGGTTAAGCATTTATGATAATGTTGAAGTTACTGAAGCTGGCAAATTAGATGTAGATCACATGGTTCCTCTTGCAGAAGCTTGGGACTCTGGAGCATCAGCATGGACAGACCTTAAGAGACAACAGTATGCAAATGATATGACAGACCCAAGACATTTAATTGCGGTAACTGGATCATCAAATAGATCTAAATCTGATCAAGACCCAGCAGACTGGGTGCCAACTAATAAATCCTATGTTTGCGAATATATTGCAAATTGGGTATCCATTAAAGCAAGGTGGGGTTTGTCTATAGATGCTAAAGAAAAAACGGCATTAATAACAGGCCTAAAGGGATGTAAGTCAACCAAGATAGTTGTAATTCCAGTTCCATAATGATATAATATATTAGTACCTGCCAATAGGGGGTACTAATTTAACTCGCTTAAAAGGAGCAAAAATGGTAACTACAACACTGGATTTTTTTAATGATCCATTTTTTATCGGATTTAATAGAGATTTTGAAAGACTCTCAAGAATCCACAATCACTCAACACAATCAACATACCCACCATACAACGTCATCCAAATGGAAGATGAGGATAGTTTCTGCATTGAAGTAGCAGTGGCTGGTTTCTCAAAGGATGATCTTGATGTTGCTGTAAAAGAACAAACACTTACAGTAACAGGTGAGATTAAGACTGAAGCAACAGCAGAAAAGGTAATTCATAAGGGAATTGCAGCCCGTAAGTTTACCCGTGAATTTGCATTAGCTGAATTCATCGAAGTAACTGGCGCAGAAGTCAAAGATGGAATGTTGCGTATTTCTTTGGAGCGTATTGTTCCAGAGGAAAAGAAACCAAAAACAATTAAAATCAAGTAGGGTATAATAGAAATCTGCACCCCTTCATCGGGAAGTCGCAGATAGCGGGCCGTTACCCGCAGGATGGACCTGAGTATGTCCTTAAACTGCTCACTATAATTAAAGGATAGGGAATGCCAGTATACGAATACAAATGCTCATATGATGATGCACACGCAACAATGTCAGTAAACAGATCAATAACAGAAAATGATCCAGGTTACACATGTGTTCAATGTGAATCACAAATGATCAGACACTTTACTCCATTCGGTATACAGTTTAAAGGTAATGGCTTTTATAAAACAGATAACCCTAAGTAATTTAAACTAACACTCTGCTATAATTACTAAGTAAACAAAAATATTGTTTTACTTTGGAGAGCCTTAGTTGACTAGAAAGATTAAGTATTTTTTAACCAGCCTTTTTATAATAGGCTGGCTTTTCCTTTTTGGACCCAGCGTTGCATATGGTGATGAAGTTCCAGCGCCTGCAGAACAAGTGGTCGTAAGTCCTGCACAACAAGCGGTTAACACAGCACTCGCTACAGCAACGACAGAAGTAGCACAAGCAGTAGCGGCATCAGACACAGCAACTGTAACAGTAGCTACAGCAGTTCAGGCTGTATCAGCATCTAATGCTGCTGTAGCAGCAGCAAATACAGCAGTTGCAGCAGCAACCACTGCGGTTGCAGAAGTATCAAATGTGTCCACAGCGGTAGAGACAGCAACAGCAGTTACCCAGACAGTTACTCAAACAATCATTGGCGTTACTCAAGCAGTAGCAGCAATTCCAGTAAGCGCTACAACACAAACACCAGAAGTAGTTGCAGCACAGGCAGTAATTACTGCAGCAGTCCCTGTAATTGAATCAGCAACAGCCACAGTTATAGCCACAGCAACTCCTTTAATGACAACAACTCCTACGA